TGCCGTTCATCGTCTGCTGCATCTTGCGCGTTCCGTATCCGCGCCAATTAGTGCCCAGAGAAAGCACTTCGCCGTTGCGAGTTATCGCGTAATCAGGGAATCCGGGTATCGGCGTCGCTTCCTTCGCCAGCCGTTCGAGCGCGTCGAGGAGCTTCGAGGGGTCAGACATCGGTGGCCTTCTTCTTCGGCATCACGCGCTCGCAATACTGCTGGTCGGTCTCGCCAGGGAGCTTCTTCTCCCACGTTGGGGCGCGGCACTCCGGACACCAACCGAGCCCGCGAGTATGTCCGCGCGGGCCTTCCCAGCCGCATGAGCCGCACTGCATGAGCACTTGCTCTTTGCTCGCGGGCCCGGTGTAGTCGACCTCGCTGGGAATCTCGCACTCGATCGCGCGAGCCAACATGTCCAGGTCTGGGTTGGCAGCGAGGTGCTTGTTATTGGGGAAGTAGCGGTCAGACATTGGTGGCCTCTCTGTGAGGGTTCGGCGGAGCACTCTCGCCCAGCTCGTATCGGTAGCGCGTCTGCCCTGCTTTCCACCCCGCGTCCCACGCCTCCGCCAGCTCCCTTGCGTGCTCTGCTTCTCGAGCTGCGAGACCAGCACGGTAGCCGGCGGCGAAGGTTCCCTTGTCCGTATCGTTCATTAAGCACTCGTCGGAATCGACGTAGCCATCCCACGCCTTTTCGATCGGGTCGTCAGCCACGGTGGTCTCCTCGGTCGAAAAGTTCAGCCAGCTCAGCCGCGTAGGGTCCGATGTTGCGGTTCCTCCGGTAGTATTCGGCCTGGTCGCGGAGATACTTCACGACCGCTGCGCGCTCCTCGGAGACTGCGGAGCGTTCGGCGTCGGCGATGAGTTGAGCGAGTGCACCGCACTGCTTGCCAACGTGTTTCGTTTCGCCTTCGTCGATGAAGCGCTGCCGGTCAGCGCGCTCGCTTTTCCTATCGAGGTGATGCATCGGATAGAGAAAATCTATCGCTGTCTCGCGGTGTCGGGGGAGCACGGGCGCGTGTTCGGGTTGGGGTGTTGCGTCGGTCACGGCTTGGGCTTCCTCGGGGTGGAGCGCGGGACGTAGACGCTGGAATTCAGAGGTTTGCGATTGTCCGCTAGCTGCGAGCAGCTGCGCCGAAAGACCGAGCCGGATCATGGCCTCGGTGGCACCGGACCGTAGCTTCTCGTTGGCTGCTTTGAGGCGGGCGATGGTGCGCAGACGACAGTTATCTCCACCGCTCACGATGCAGTGGGGCTCGCCCGGTTTTGCCGAGTCGGGTAACCCGCACTCGGGGCAGGTTTGCTCGCTCACGACAGCCTCACGCTTATGTGCTGGACGAGCCAGATCACAATTTCAACGAGCTTCCAGAGTCCGAGCGGGACGGAGACGCAGCACGTCACCACCAGCACCTCGAGCGCTCTGCCTATCGCTGCTCCGCAGTAGTCGTTCACGTCCCCTCCTTGGGTTGATCGACGCGCTCTCGGGCAACCAGTGCCCGCTCCGGGTTTGGGTGTCCGCAAAATGGGCACGACACGCACACGACGGCATGAGATGGGCCCGTCACATAGACGATTCGATCCGGGTTTTCGCGAAGCCTGAATCCGTGCCAGTCGCGCACGCCGAGTCCGAGGACATGGCGCATCTCCAGGCAACACTCGCCGAGCTTGCTCACGGCTGCTCCTTCCCTCGCTCGGCCGCAACCGAGCACACGACTGAATGCTCCGCCGCGTTGAACTCCGGCGACACCATCAGCGGGCAGCCTGGGCATCGAACCTTTCCCGCGTTCGCCTCGCGCTCGATTTGCAGACCAAGAATCTTGACCACCAGACACTCCGCTTCAAGTTGCGCCTTGCGCCTCGCCTGCTCGTCCTGGTCGCGACGCAACGTGCAAGCTGCGCATGAACACTCACCCCTCACGGCTTCCCTCGCTCGGGAGCGGGTGGGGGCTCTCCGCCAAGCGCTCGCACAATCCCCAACGCTACATCGTGCACGTAGTACTTTCCGAACGCGCGAGATGGACCTCTCGAGCTGCGCAGCATGCCCTGAGCGAGAGTCAGCGCCCGCTCCACATCCGGAGCTCCTCCTACTGGAGGGGTGGCCCCAAGCGAGCGTAGTTCCTCTTCCGTCATGCGTCCGTGGTCTCCTTCGTGGCCCTCATTACGCTCGCAGCGCTCGTCGCACCCTATGAGCCCCATGCATTGGCGCGGCTGCTCGGGAGCGGCGGCTTCCGGTGCCACCTTCTCCGGCCACCAAGTAACGTTCATGCCGGTTCCGGCTCCGAACTCTTTCCACCAGTCGGGGTGACAGGTCTTGCACGGTAGGACCCATTTGCTGCCGTAGACGCTGCCTCTGTCGTAGGCCTTGTAGCCGCCGTCACATACCTCGGAGCAGCAGCCGTCCTGGCACGGAAGTCGGCGCGTATTGGGCCTACGCTCTGCCGGGGTCTGCGTTGTAATGGGCGTTGGCGTGATGGGAGAGGGAGCGGCGGCTTGCTCCCCTGCTGGCTCGTCTCGTCCGACCATGAAGTTTTCCCAATCTGTCATCGCGTGCCGAAGGGATCGCAGCGGCTCTCTGATTTCGAGCTCCCGTTGCTTCGTCGGATTTAGGTGGCCGCCGATTGCGTTGTCGAGCTTGTCGGCGGCATCGCGTAACGCTTGTCCGAGCAGAATCGCCTTGGTTCCGATGCGGCGCTCCCATGCTGGAGCTGGGGCGGACTTGGCTGGGAACGCTTCGTTTTCGCCATCGCCAATGGCGGCGGTCAGCGCATCGTCAGCTCGCTCGATAATGTCGAACCAACCACCAGGTGGTGTGTCTCCGTTGATGCCGCCGAGAATCTCTCTGGCCAGACGCGCTGCCGCCTCCCACGCCGCCAGCCTCCCCCGTACCTCCACGAGCTCCGCTTCTAGGTTTGGTAGGCTGGCTAGGAAGGCTTCGGTGCGGGCTACTTTGGATTGGAGGGAGGTGAGCTCGGAGCGGAGGGCCTCTTCGTCGCGCTCAGCCTCTGCAATGGTCGACTTGGCGTCCGCAATCCACTCGATGATGCACGCGGCGTCACCGACCGGCCCGTGCGATGCGCGTTTGCCGATTTCGGCGTGAACCTGGGCCAACTGCTTCCGCGCCTCGTCCCGCTCCCCTGCAAATTGGACGGCTTCGGCTTCGCGTTCGGTGAGGGTTTTGCGGAGGGAATCCAATTCCACAGACATCGCTGCACCGATTCGGTGGGTTTCGCGGATGAACTCCGCAATACCGCGCTCCGGCTCGCCGCCAACCTCCCGGATCGCGTCGTCGAGCGCCTGCAGTTCTTCGTCCAGCATTTCGACTTTGCCGTTCAGCTCCGCCACTCGCTCTGATTGATCGGGTGGGAGTGAGCGGAGCAGTGCAATGGCCTTGCGCGTCTGTTGCATCGGGAAACCGACGTTTCCTTCCGTCATGTCGCAGAGCGCTTCATCCAGCAACTCCAGCGCTCTCTCTAGCCCTCCTGCTGGTGAGGGCGCATCCAGCTTGCGCAGTACCGCCTGAACTTCCGGTCGCTTTAGTTCCTCGGCGGCAGCCGCTAGGTCTGCGTCGTCGGGCAGGTTCTCGCTCCACTTGCGGAACGCCGCTAGCTGGGCCTCTAGCTCGGCGACGCGCCTGGCCTGCTCGCGGATTTTCTGAGAGCTGCGCGCTGCGTGAGAGCTGAAGTTGTCGGGCAACGCCTCTCGGCCCAGACGGAGCACTTCGGCATCCAGATCGGCGATGCGCGCCCATTCCTTGCACAAGCGAGGCACGAAGTTTTCGAGCTTCTCTCCGGGCTCCGCGCCGCATTGGTTGGCGATGTCTTGGAGCATGCTCCAGTACTTGCCCATTTCGTCGCGGGTGCGCTTTTCCTCCGCTTCGAGCTCGGAGATGCGCTTGCACTTGACTCCCTCGACGCAAAGCTCCTCACCTGGCAGTAGGTCAGATTCATTCTTCGGCTTCTTGCAGTGGGCGCAGACGTAGCGCGGGCGCTGCCCTCCCCGGGGCTCGGCTGGCTCGGAGGTGGGGGCGGGGCGGCCAGCTTGGTGCTGCTCGTCGAGGTATCTCAGGATCGATTCGATGAAAACGTCGGCGCTGATATGCAGGTGCGGCCTGTAGCGCTCGTTAAACGCCGGATCGCCTCCGCATCCCGGCCCGACCTTTAGCCAAATTTCCCTGCGAATCTCCAGGATGCGTTCGCTCGGCAGGCTCTCCGGTGCTTCGGGCTCGGTCATGTCTGCTCCTTTGAAAGCGCGGCGTAGTACACAGGCTCGGACTCGGCGCTCACGAGGTAGCGCTGCAGCTTGCCGGATTCGTCACGCACGAGCAGGGCCACGTCTCTGTTGAAGTAGATTCCGTCAACGTTGCCGTCCGTGTCTTGGTCGGCGTATTCGATCGCGGCCATCTCGGCGTCGTAAGCCGTGACATCCGCGGCTGACTCTTCGTCGCTGTTAAGTTCATCCCAGACCTTGAAAGCTGGCATCAATCCCCCACCAGCGAATCATCGCAATCCCACGGGTGCGACCTGGCGAGCTCCCGCGACTCCGCCGTCACCCTCGGCCGATTCCTCCGCTCAAACGCCGCGACCCTCTCCCGTGCCGCTACCTGCCCGGGCAGTGCAGCCGTCCTCTCCGCCACCGCCGAGTCGACGTACTTCGGTGAGCTCCGGAGCGAGCAGTACACGCAGAGCGTCCCGGTGCATGGGGCGCGGCAGTCTGAGCAGGTAGCCTCCGCTACGGGCTGAGCGGGTTTATCGTGTCCAGCACCCGAAGATGCTTGGGCTGCCTGGTTACCTTCGGCAGTTCCCGCAGAACCCGTAACGGAGTCTTTGAGGGGCTGCTGAGCTACGGCGTCTTGCTCAACGAGCATCCCAGTAGCAATTCCATAGATTCCGCACTCTTGCTGCGTGCCGCACGGCAGCAGTTTGATTCCGTTTGGCTCAGTCCACCACAGACCGTTGCGATACTTTGCGGGCGAGGTCAGCTCGTACACCGAACCATCCGGGAATAGCCGCACGCGCGTTCCGACCGGAAGCGCGGCGTACATGCAATTGCTGTCGTTCACTTGCTCACCGCCCGGCGCATCGCATCCACGAACTTCAGCACTTCCGGACTCGCCCCTTCGAGCAGCCCTTTCCTTTTCGCCGCGCGTTCCTGCATGGCGTCCTTTGCTTTCGCGTCTGCCGTGTCCAGTGCCGCGAGCTCGACACAGAGGCTTGCTGCTGCATGCTCGGGGCTACGGGTGCGGGGTTTGGGGGTGGGTTTGGCGGTCATGCTGCCCTCATCGGAACGTTCAGTCGGACCACCGTGCGTTGCGCATCTCGAGCCAGCGGCAGAGACTCGTGCAGCAATGACCCCGTCTCGCCGACCCACGCCACCCCAGGTAGCATCGGGACGACTCGCAGCCGGTCGCGCTTCACGTGCCGGCAGTCACCGTGACCGTCCGTCTCGCCGCTCCACTGACCAGTGAGCGCTTGGCAACCTAGCGCATCGGACGCGATGACAACCAGCTCGCGAGCTCGGCTCGCGCGCTGACCACCGTGTCCGGGGCCCGGCGCTGGTTGCGGATTGTGTCCGGGACCGGACGGGCCAGGCGGTCCACCATGGTCCACCGTGCCCGGGTTCCAGTAGTTGTCGACATGCAGCCCGGGCCGACGGTGAAAGTCGCCACGCCGAACATCGGCCTGGTCGATCATCAGGAAGCATTTTCCGGCCGGCTCGATGCCGCGGAGCATCGCATCCACCGTGCGCTGCCACCTCGCCAAGTGAGCCGGCAACCCTTCGGACTTCAGGAACGGGGCCATGTAGACGCGCTCGCCGGTAAACTCTGCAAACGAAACCCGTGCGCCTTTGCAAACTATACTGGTTTTCATCAATCACTCCTCAGGTAGAAATTAGGTGCCCCGTGTTGCTCCGGACGGGGCGGCCGGCGCTGCTTAGGGGAAGCAGGCGAGACTGTCAGGAGGCCGCCGCCTTCCTCTGTTCTGCGTGCTGCTCGCCGAGTGCCACGAGCTCGGACGGCTTCATGCCCAAAGCCTTAGCTATGCAGCGGATGGTCTCGAGCGTCGGGGATTTCTGGCCGAGCTCGATGCTGGAGATGTGGCCTTGACCGAAACCGGAGCGAAGGGCGAGCTCGAGTTGGGTGATGCCGGCATTGTTGCGCAGAGCAGCGACGGCGCGGCCGAAGTCGTATTCGGGGCGTTGGCGCGCCATCAGAACATCCGCTCTTCTTGCTCCGGCGACAGCTCGCCCGAGTCGTCGAAGGCATCGTGCTCCGGTTCGGCTGGAGTCGCTGCGGCCGGCGGTTGAGCTGGCGCGGGCTCCGGTTGCTTGGCCTGCCCATTGCCGTTCGCGCCTTTGCCAGTGGGGACGAGTCGGCGAATCTTCGGCTTCTTGCGTGGCATCCGGATCTCCACCTCGATCGCTTCCTTGATGTCGGGGCTACCCTGCACCCGGATCGCGTCCACGGTCTCGCGCCCGAACTTGTCTTTCTCTGGAACGAACGTCACGCTCTTGCCGACCCAGTCCGCTGGCTTCCTGCCGAACATCTCGCGGATGCACTGGCCGTTCGTGCTGTTGAGCACGAGCTGCATCTTGGTCTGCCGGAAGCACAGGATACCGCGTGTTCGCTCGCCGCCCTTGTCCTGCGGCAAGTCCTCGAGCATCACGTCGGCGATCGTGAGCGTCGCGGGCTTGCCCTTGAATAGCCCGGCCTTGAGGAACCTTCCGGGGAACATCTCGTCGTAGTCCACCGGCTTGCGCATGGATTCGTTCTGCTGCTGCGACATCACTTGCTCCAATCGAGGTTGAGTCCCGAGGCATCTTCGTCTTCCTCGGGAATTGCCCAGTGCGGTAGATAGAGTGTTCGTTCGATGCCGCCGCCCTTGCCGGGCCACTCGTCGCGTTCCGTGCAGTCGCGCAGCTTCACGAGTAGCTCGCGGTAAGCGTCGCGTCCGATGTCCAGTACTTCCTCTGGAACGTCGTACACGACCACGTCATATGGCTCGAACGATTCAACGGCGATGATCTTGGCGAGCGGCTCCTTGCCGGTGATCGCCTCGAGCCCATCGAAATAGTACGCGAGTTGTAGATGGTAGTCGAGCTTCGCGGAGTCTCGCGTGAACCAAAAAGGGTCGGCATCGCGCGCGGACTTCAGATCGGGAATGCACGCTGTTCCGGCGATCGTAGTCAGCCAATCGAGGCGACCGCAGCATTGAATACCGGTCTCCTTGTCGAGCCACGTCATGGCTACTTCTGGGCGACCGACGGCGAGGTACTTCATCGCGCATGGGTCCGAGCGAATCGCCTGGCTGATCGCGATTGCCTCCTCGTACTCCTCGTCCCGGATGATCGTTTTCCCCGGGTGCGCCGACATGAACGACTCCCAGGCGTTGCCGCGGCGCTGGCGGGTCTTCCCTTCGTCGCTCCTCGCCTGCCAGATCACGTATTCGCGCAGGAACCGGTCCGGCTCAAGCGTGGCGATATGCGCATAGATGCCGAGCGACATGGCGTTCGTTGGCTTCTTCGGCTTGCGCGTGCGGTGCCGGTAATGCTTCGGCGACTTGCGCATCTCCTTGAGAGCGGTGATGTGCACACCGGGCAGTTGGTCGTACTCGTATTCGCCGCGGAAGTAGAGGCGGGCGAAGTCGTTCGCGGGTGGCGGCGCACCGGGGGCGGTCGCGATCAGGGAGGCGCGGAGTTGCTGTTCGAGGTCAGCCATGCTCCACCTCATCGGCTCGCCTCTCGAGCTGCGAGCAGTGAGCGGCAGCGCAAAGCGCCTCCCGCAGGTTCGCTCCCCTGCACTCGAACTTACGGCAACAGTCCGCATCCTGAACGGCGACAATCACATCTCCCTTATCGCGCAGTGTGAACAGGCTGAACTCGCTCTCGAGCAGGTCGATCGAGCGCGAGCCGCTGGCCACGAGCTCTAGAGCGATCAAAACGATCTGTTGCTCTGCGTCGGTCCGCGACGCCTGCGACTGAATGAGTGCCGAGCGGACGACGGCAACGGCTTGTTCTAGGTCGGTAGTCATGGCGGCGAGACCTTCCCAAGCGCGCTCACAACGTCATCGATCAAGAGCACGACCCCGCCCTGCATCTGGCCATAGGAGGCCTCGAGTTCGCGGAGGCCTAGCTCGTCATCCGGGTCCACGCTGCTGAGCGCGGCGGTGATTTGCTCGTGAGCGCGGCGCAGTTCTGCGAGCGAGGCGGTGCGCTGCTCGCGGGTGCGAACTAACTCCGCTGGCGGGCAAGGATAGTTGTAGTCGCAGGACATCTTCCCTCCGCTCGGAAGCTCCAGCACGCCGTTGCAGTGGTAGAACTTCGAGCGGTCGTCGTTGGTTCCGGTGCCCCAACGGTCGCGCGTGCCGCACTTTGGACAGGTGAAGCTCACGACGCTACCCCCATCCTGACGAACCCGTTCCGCTCGTGGCACTCGGTCGCGGCGTCGATCGCCGCTTGCTCGCACTGACGCTCGGCGAGCCGAGCGGCGTAGGCCTCGAACGCAGGCCAATCGCGCTCGCTCACCATCGCGCGGAGCAGCGGCATCGGGATCGCGACGCATTCCCAGCGGACGCGCGGGACGTACATGCGGGCCTCGACGATTTTCCCGTCTTCCACGTCGAGCTCGACGTCGCGAGCGGTGCCCGGACCGTCGGCGCCTTCGGCCTCGAGCCCGATCCAGATTTGAACAGCGACGGTGTGTTTCATCGCCCTATTCCTCTCCGCAGCTCGACCCACACAGGTCGGCCATTGCGATGTTTCCCGCGGTAGGCCGGCTCGGCTCCGCGCTGTTCGTCGGCGACGTCGTGACCGTTCCGCCGTGCTCTCGACACCAGGTCAGTGCGCCGTCGAGCGTTTCGAACTCAGCTCGCCAGGGGCCGCGGAAGACGAACCACTTGGGCTCGGGCGCGCAGGCGGGGGCGGTCACGCCGCACCTCGGTCTTCATCCGCGGCCCAACCGGCCACCGTGATGCAGCGCTCACGACGCTCGGCCTCATCAGCCAGAGCGCGGAGAGCGGCGGGGACAACGGACCGGCGGAAGCGGACGCCGGTCGGGATGACGGCCTGGACTGGGCCGGGCAGCGGCGCGGGCGCTGTGAAGATGCTGGCGGGTCGGGTTGTTTGCATCGGCGTTCCCTTCTGAGTACCTATATACTCATGAGTACGCTGGTGCGCAACCTACTTTCTTAAAAAAAAGACAGTCCCCTAGAAAAAAGTCTCCGAGTGAGACGCTCTTGGAGGACAAGGAACAACAATGTCCTATCCGGGACTCGTATTGCGGAGCCCGAGCGTTATAGTGCCCCGTTCAAACAACGAGGGTCGATGAGGGTTCGAATGCTGACCGTGGGCAGCGTGGCTCTGACGATTGCTTCCGGTGCTGGTTACGAGCGCATGACGAGCGCTCCTGTGCAACTGACCGAGGACGCGCTTGCGCTATTGCCCGAGCTTCAGCGGCGATGCAGGAGCGGCAGCGGCGAGCTCCGCCTGCTTGAGTTGCAGCAGTCGAAGCCAATACTCCCAGCCCGGATCAACATCCAGATCATCGCGGGCCAAAACGGCCTCGATTGCGGTCCGCGGAAAACCCATAAGAAACGCGGCGAGGGCGACGCGGGAGCGAGTGGGATACTTCCCGTCATCGAAAGTCATCGCATCGGCGACGGGATTCCCCGTCCCAAGGGCTAGCCAATCCAATGAGACCTTGGCTGCGCGAGCGAGTTTTGCGAACGTGTCGATGTCGCCCGCGAGCCGCGTTGGGTCGCTCGCCATGCGAGTGATGATTTTGTTGACGTTGCTCTCTTCCTTGAGTCCAGCACGTCGCGCCCACTCCCGCTCGGACCAGCCGCGCAGGTTCATCACGATTTTCATTCTGTCGATCACCGTCTCCACGGCCCAGATTCTAGCCCGTGAGCACATAGGTGCGCGGCGCCGTTCGATTTCTGTTTGCGCATGCTGGTACTCGTGTGTATGCTGGTGCTCAGCAGATGGCCGCAAAGCTGAAAACCCTCGCCGACAGGCTGAAATGGGCAAGGAACCAGGCTCGTATCAGCCAAAGGGCCCTAGCTCGAGCGGCGCAACTCAAGTCTGAGCGGCACGTCGGCCAGTTCGAAAGCGGGGAGCGAGATAACCCGGAGCTGAAGACGCTCCAGGCGCTATCCGACGCGCTGGGTCTGCCAATCGGGTGGCTTGCCAATGGCGACGGTGAGACGCCGGAGGCTCGGGATATCCAGGCTGCTGCAATCTCGGCCCTCAAGGAAGTGGGCGAGGAGTGGAGTCCCACTGACGAGCATAAGGGCGCAGCGTGACCGCCATGCTCACTCTGCCCGCCCGCTCCAGCCTGGCCGAATTGGCCCAACTCGCCCGTCGTTGGCGTTGTTACGATACTCGTGCGCGCCACGACCAGCCGCGTTTTCGTGACGTGATCGAGGTCAATGCGGCCCGCGCCAGGAGAGAAGCGTCGCTCTCGCTGGGCTGTTCCGAGCTGCACATCCGCGTCGAACCGGTTGCGACCGCGCTGAACGGTTTGGGGGTTGCGTGATCTCACCCGTCGACTCCCTATCCCTCTACATCGGCCTCGCGCTCGTCGCCGTGCTGTTCGGGAGGCTCGTCAGGCAATGAGCTTGGTCTCTCAGCTTGAGCTCGCGCTTGCCGAAGCACGTCGGGCAGAAGGTCCCGGAGTAGCGAAGGCGCGCGCGGAGGATGCGGAGACGATTCGTTGGCGTGGTCAGGCACATGCGAAACTAGTGCACAGCGTGAGCCAACTGAAACGTTGGGGCCTGTCGCAAGCGGAGATTGCGCGCCGGATGCATATCTCTGACACGCACCTCTGCAAGCTGCTTTCGGATGGCATGTCGCATACTTGCAAAGTGCAGGGCGAGCACATTGAAGCGCTGAGCGAGATCATCGCTCGGGCCGCAGCAGAGGCGCTGAACTGTGGCTGATTTCAACGTAGCGCAAGCATTGGGAAACTTGGGGAGCCGCTACTCGGTGCACGTGATCGCGTTGTCAGGCGGCGCGCGTGTGCATTGCTCAACAAATCTCACGTGAACAATTGACGAGGGCCACGACCATGACCGAACAGACCAGCAACCCAGAATACGAGCGACTCCGCACTGTCCTTTCGCGCTTCCCAAAGGCGCGCATCCCGACGCTCGAGCAGTTCGAGTCGCTGCATCTGCGAGGCGGAGCGGGCACCGGACGAGAGGGTGACCATTGCTCGCTCCAGGTGGTGCGCCTCTGGGAAGGCCACGACGACACGGCGAGCTACACGGTCCCGGACACCGACTCTCAGGTGTGCGGGCGCCTCCTGATTCGGTTCCAGGACGCCGTCAAAGACGACGCCATTCGGGACCGGCTGTGCAAGCCGCTCGCGGTCAAGCTCATCGGCTCGGCTGGCTCGCGCGCTCTCGAGGAGCGCCGCGCGTGGATGTCGGTCGACTGGGCGCTCCGCGTCGCGGCGCCGCTCTGGCTCGACCTGGCCGGCCTGACCGAACATGCCGAGGCACTCCGCGCGCTGCCAGAGGTGGTCGACCGCGCGACGGCGGAAGCCTGCCGGAAGGTCCGTAACGACGCCCGCGACGCAGCGTGGAAGCTCCGCCGCGAGAAGCTCGAAGAGCTTCGAGCAAAATATGGATCAGACGCAGTCGCAGTCGCAGCCGCAGACGCAGCCGCAGACGCAGTCGCAGACGCAGTCGCAGTCGCAGTCGCAGTCGCAGTCGCAGACGCAGCCGCAGACGCAGTCGCAGTCGCAGTCGCAGTCGCAGCCGCAGCCGCAGCCGCAGCCGCAGCCGCAGCCGCAGCCGCAGCCCGCTACACCGCGGAGTGGCAACGGATCTACGACGATAGCTATAGAAAAGTCCGCGCAATTCTCGACGGACCCGTCAAGGAAAAACTGCGCGCGACCTCCGAAAAAGTATGGGAGTCGGGCGCCGATTGCCTGTCCCAAATGCTCGAGGCGACCGAAGCGATCTGACCCATGAAGCGCGTCGCCCTTACCCGTCGCACCCCGCTCAAGCGCTCATCAGCGCTCGGCCGCAGTGCGTTCGGCGCGAGCCCGATGCCGCTGCTGCGCGCGACGCCCCTGCGCAGGACCAAGCTTCGCCGCAAGCCGACCCGGGGGAAGGCGGGGGACGAGCCTGAGCGCTTGGCCTGGCTGCGAAGCTTGGACTGCTGCGCCTGCGGCAGGCGCGGATTGAGCCACGCCCATCATCGAACGCTGAGCGGTCGCGGCAAAGGGCAGAAGAGTCCGGACTCGGAGGCCATGCCGCTCTGCGCGAGGTGTCACTCGGACCTGCATTCGCTCGCGGGCATGTTCCGCGGGCTGAGCAAGCTCGCACTGCGTGAGTGGCAGATTCGGCAGGTCGAAGTGCTGCAAGGCTGGTATGCGCGGCTGTTCGCGCCACGGGAGGCAGTGTGAACTTCTTTCGCGAGAACCCGGGCTGGACGTGCCTGATGCTCTTTATCGTCTGTCTGACCATCGACGGCGTCGTGAAAGCAATCTGCAAGCGGAGGAAGTCGTGAGCCTCGCAGCCTTCGGCTGGACCATCATCGGCTGGTGCATCTTCGTGGCGCTCACGCTGCCGCTGCTGGGGGGGGGCAACCCATGAGCCCGTTCGCCCAAGCCGTGCTCGCGGTTCTCCTGTCGCGACCCGTCTACCGCGAAGACGTGGAGCTACCCGACGAAAAGCGCGCCCAGCTCGAGCTCGTTGCTCCGGCCATCGCCGAAGCCTCGCGCGGTGACAAGTTCGTCGCGGCGCTATTGATTGCGATTGGGGATGCGGAGACGCACTGGAGCCTCCGCGTGTGGCGAGGGAACTGCTTCAGGTACGAATGCGACGCGGGCCGAGCACGCGGGCTCTGGCAGACACACCAGAACGCGCACGTTACGCCGGCCCAATGGGAAACGCTCGACGACCCAACTCCGGAAGGAACGCTCGCGGGAGCTCGGGCTGCGCGGAGCATCCTGCTCTATGGCGTCCACGTTTGCGGGCGTGACCCGGCGTGCGTACTGCGCGTTTTCGCGGGCAAGGGAGCACTGAGCAACTGGTCTGGGCTCGGACCGAGGTTGCAAACTTTTGAAGCGGCGCGGAGGCGGCTGTGAGCAATCTCCTAGTTGCCGACGTAATGGATCGTCTACGCATCGGGCGCACGCTCGCCACCGAGATCGTGAGCCGCTACGGGTATCGCGTGGGCAGACTGCTACGGATCACCGAAGAGCAGCTAGAGATGTACCTGAAAGCGCAAAGGGCGGAGCAAGAGGCGGAATGGCAAAAGCAGACGGACTCTACCGACCAAGCTATCGAGACCGGGAAACAGGCAAGCTCAAGCGCTCTCGATTTTGGTGGGCTCGTGACCCGCGGGACAACGGCAAGCGCAAGTCAACCGGCTGCGAAGACCGAGAAGCGGCGGGCAAAGTCCTTGAGCACTGGCGACTGCTCGCTGAGCACCCGACCCATCGCGCCGCGCACCAAACCACGGTTGGCCACTGGGCAGAGGTCGTCTTGACGCACAAGCGCGAGAAGAAAGCCGAGGGCACGGCTCACATGTACGACGTGAAGCTGCGGCACATCGTAAGACTGTTCGGCAAGGATAGTCCGGTCGTCACCGTTACGCCGGACGCGGTCGATCGCTACATCAAGACGCGCGAGATTGAGGGCGCGAAGGCGACGACGATTTCGAAGGAACTGACCGCGCTCGTGCAAATCTGCAAGTACGCACGCCGCGGCGGAGCGTTCCCGGCCCAGGTTGAGGCGCTCAGGCCGGTTGGGTATTCGACCGGGTACGAGCCTCGCGAGCGCAAAGCGAGCTGGCCAGAGCTCGACCGGCTGCGGGTGGCCCTGCCCGCGGACCGGTTCGCCATGGTCGCCTTCATCGTGGCCACCTCAGCCAGACTCTCTGAGGCGCTTCGGGCCGAGCCGGACGACTACGACCGAACGGCTGGGACTATCGCGATCCATGGGTCCAAGACGGCCGAGGCATCCGCCACGATCCCGGTAGTTTCTGTGTTCCGGGCCCTCCTCGACGAGGCGATGCCGCACGCGCCGTTCGGCTGGACCAACATCTCCGCGGAGCTTCCTAGGGCCTGCGAGAAGATCGGGGTTGAGCGCCTGACGCCGAACGACCTACGACGCACGACCGCGAGCATGCTGCGCGCCGCTGGCGTCGAGACCGGCATGATCGCCCGCATCCTGCGTCACAAGGATAGCCGCATGATCGAGCGGGTCTACGGTCGCGTCACCCCTGCAGAAATAGGCGAACAAATCGAACGGCAGCTCGAGAGGGGGCGCGCTCGCGGCTTTGACGAAATCACGCCGATTGAAACAGAATCAGGCGAACAATCCGCAGCGTTGGCGAACGAAAACGCCAATGAATACGTCGCGCAAACTAAGATGACCGAGAGCTCTACGGGCTTTAAAATCCCTCGCCCGGAAGGGCATGAGAGTTCGAGTCTCTCAGGGGCCACAGAGCCAAAAACAAGTAAATCGTCTGGGGTAACGGCCAACGATTTTGCGGCGTGCGCGCAAGCAGACTTTGACGCTTTCACGCCAAGTCCAACTAGCGCGAGGGATTTCTACGTTGCCGTGGTCGAGGCTGCCGAACGCGCACAAGCCGTAGCCGTCTCGCGCTTCCCACACCCGATCCCAGCGGTCGTCAAGGTGGCGCTGTTCGCCCGCGCCCGCGCCACCACTCTCGCGGGCCTCGCTCTCGCAGTCGGCGCCCTCCCACCTGAGGGGGCGCTGTGAGCCGCTGCGGTTACAGCGACGACCTGGACAACCTCGCGCTGGGTAGGTGGCGGGGCCAAGTAGAGAGCGCGCTGCGTGGCAAACGCGGCCAGCTTTTCCTGCGCGAGCTGATAGCCGACCTCGACGCCATGCCACAGAAGCGGCTCATCAAGAACGAGCTGGAGGAAGGCGGCGAGGTCTGTGCGCTCGGAGCGCTTGGTAGGGCGCGCGGCGTCGCACTGGCTGAGATCGACACGTACGACTACGAGCAGCTCGGCTCGACTTTCGACATCGCTCATCAGCTCGCCCAGGAGACGATGTACGTGAATGACGAGTACGGCTCCACGCCCGAGCAGCGGTGGCAGACGGTCCGTGATTGGGCAGAGGAGAATCTAGCGGCCCCCTCCACAGCTGAGGCGATGCGGGGAGGGCGGAGGTGACTACTCCCGGTCAAACAGCGCGATCATCTCCTCCGGCTCGAGCTTCAGCTCGTCGGCTACGGCCAGGGCGAGTTTTCCGCGGGCCCATTCCGACCAGCTCTCAATCGCCCGATCCGCTGCGCGATCCATCAGCTCCCACGCCTCGGGTGGACACGCGAGTTTGCGTCGTGGATTCACGTGGTGGCCGCGCGGGCCGCCCGTCGCGCGCTTCGCTGGCCCGAGCCACACATGGGTCACGTCGTCTAGCGGCTCTCCGTCCTGGTCGAGCCAGCGCTTGTCCTCCGGGTCCCACTCCGCAATCGCCTCGGCTCCGTCGCTCAGGCGCACGAGCACCCGAGCCGCATTCATGCGCGCGTCGACGCTCGCTCGGTAGCTCGGCGTCCAGCCGTCTCGCTCCTCGGCGTACGTGTCGAGCGAGAGCCACGTCCCACGGTCAGGCCCCGCTCCGATTGAGCGGGGGGTGCGAGGGGTGGACATCAGCCGCGACCCTCGGCGAAATCCGTCGCCACGGGCGCCGTGGCCGCCTCGATTGCGTCGAGCACCGTGGTGTAGTCGTCGCTCGCGAGATCACGGATCCGGGTGATCGTACGACCGTCAACCCAGTGATTGGGCTCACCCCACGCGCCGTAGCCGCGCGAGCCGTCCTCATGCGGGAGGAGAGTAACCTCGCCCTCGTACTCCTCGCCGTTGATTGTGAGCGTGAAATCCACATCGATACCGCGCTCTACGCCTGTGCTGGTCTCGCGGGCGTTGTCGCCTTCGCAGGTGACCTCCTCGATCTCCGGCTCGAATTCGATCAGCTCGCCGCCCTCACCAGCCTCCCATGCAGCCCAGGTGCGCAGCTGCTCGTTAGCCGTGCGTTGAGCCGCTTTGCACGCCTGCTCTTTGCTGAGGCCCTCACCCGCCGCAGCGCCATCGCTCAAACCGTAGGACCAATTCGTGGTATTAGACATTGTCGGAATCTCCTTGGGGTTTCGACCGGGCCCGGGTCGTTTGCGCGACGCCGGGCCGCTCTGACAAGAGAGAGTATGCATCTGCGCGGGGCCCCGCGCAATGACTTTTTTCAAAAATCGACATGGGCTAGGTCGATTTCTTGGGGCAGCTGGAATCGTGCTGGATTCGTGGCCAGGTGCTCGGCTGCGGCGTGGTCGCTCGCGGCGGTGGCGAGCATGCGGGGGGTACGGTCGTGAGCGCGGCGCAGCTTGTTGCGCTTGGCTGCGGCTTGGCTGGGCTCGAGTCGCTCGATGCTGAATCGGTTCAGCTCATTTTCGCCGACCTGCCATCCGGCGAGACTCAGGCGGCATTCGACAAGCGCGTGGACTTGCCACGTTTCTGGGCTGCAGCCTGGGGTGCGCTCCGGCAGGGCGGGACCGTGCTGCTCATGGCCAGCTCGCTTCGGTTCGCCGGGGAGCTAGTGGCCTCACAGCCGACCGAGTTCCGCTACGACCTGATCTGGGAAAAGTCGCTCGCGGTCGGATTCTTGAACGCGCGGATCCGGCCATTGCGCGCCCACGAATTCATTCTCATTTTCCAGCGCGCGTCGGCAGTCTTCAATCCGCAGTTCCTCGAGACTGGCGTGCCAATCAGCTCGATCGTGCGCGGCACAGAAAGCAAATCAGAGAATTGGGGCCTCGGCTACCGCAGTCAGTCCCGAGCCGGCAAAACCGACCGATTCCCGCGCTCAGTGCTGCGGTTCGGCTCACTCCCGACGCGGAGCAAGGAGCGCGTTCACCCACAGCAAAAGCCGCTCGACCTGCTGCAGAACCTCGTTCGACAATACTCGAATCCGGGCGATCTCGTGGTCGATCCCTGCGCTGGCAGCGGCTCCATGGGTCGCGCTGCCCTTGCCGAGGGGCGACGATTCTTCGGTTGGGATTCGGACCCGCGCTTCGGATGTGAGCCGGACCAGTCCCTAGCCTTTGCGGCGATGCGGGGAGGGATGAGGTAATGGCCACCGCATCCGTGATTGGCTCGTGCCCGCGGGATGGCCGGCACTGGGAGTGCCAGTGCGCTCGCTGCGGCTCGTCCCTTGGCTTCGAGGATTGCTCGCAGTGTGACGGAGACGGGTTCATCGGCCACGACTGCGGCGAGGATTCGTGCTTCTGCCGGCTGCCACAGGACAACATCCCTTGCAACTGGTGCGCGGGGACCGGCGGCTACGGCGTTTGCATCTCGGGAGAGGACTGGTGCCAGGCGCACCCGATGTCTGGACGTGAGGAGACGAAGCGCGGGACCGTCGAGTGGTTCACGTTCGATACTGAGCCAACCCGCTCCGCGATTGAGGGGGTGCCCTGATGGCCCGAGCCACTGCTACGCCCAAGCTCCACGCGGCGACGCTCCTGTGGGTGGCACGCGACCTGAGCAAGCGCGCTGAGGAGTTGCGCCTCGTTGCCGCCTCGCCTGGGCAGGACTTCGAATATGCAAGGACGCTCTTCGCTAGAGCGCTCGAGCTATCCATCGCTGCTCGGCGGATGCGGGCCAAGGCGGGCGCGCGCGGCGCTGCCAAGAGGCGGTCAGCCCCCTCCACAGCTCAATTAGGAGAGGGCCGGTGAGCGGGCTCAGGACGGTGGCGGACCGATTTTGGGCGAAGGTCGACCGGGAAGGTCCTTTGCTGCGCCCCGAGCTTGGCAAGTGCTGGGTGTGGACCGCGTCAACAAATCAATGGGGCTACGGGCAGTTCAATGCACGCGAACATCAGTGCACGCTGGCACATCGGTTCGCCTGGCGGTTGTCGTTCGGCGATGCCAAGGAAATGTGCGTTCTGCATAAGTGCGACAATCCGCGCTGCGTAAATCCGGATCATCTATTCCTCGGAACGCGAACAGAGAACGCGGCTGACAAGGTGCGCAAGCATCGCCAGAGCCGCATTAGCTTGCCAGGCTCGCGCAATCCGATTGCGAAGCTCTCAGAGGAACAGGTGACACAGATGCGGGCGCTGGCACGCTCTGGTGTGTCCGGCGCAGAGCTTGGCCGCCGTTTTTCGGTCAGCAAATCAACGGCATGTCGCGCAATCCGCGGAGCCCTCTGGAGGCACGTCGCATGAGGACCGTGGCCATTCTTTATTGTGACCCGCGTGGACCGTATCCGAAAATGGAGGCGGTCGACTGCTGGGACGAGGAGCGGGACGCGAAGCTCTACGACGGGCCGCACCCGGTTGTAGCGCATCCGCCGTGTGGGCCGTGGGGAAGCCTGCGCCGCCAGTACCTCGGCAGCGAACACGCTTGCGCGCCTAGAGCGGTCGAACAGGTTCGCAAGTTCGGAGGAGTCCTAGAGCACCCGGCGCGCTCCGAGCTCTGGACGCACTGCTACCTGCCGAATCCAGGCGCGCGCGATGAGCACGGCTTCACGGTCCAGATAGACCAATGCGACTGGGGCCACGTCGCGCGCAAGCCGACCTGGCTCTACGTGATTGGCGTGCTCATGCGCGGCGTACTCGACGCGATCGACGAGCGCGAAGGGTCCGGAGTTCCGACGCATTGGTGTAGCGGCGGAAGGAACAACAAGACAGGCGGCAGCGTGCCGCCCGGAATAAAGGTCTGCTCCGCCCAGCAACGCCGCCGCACCCCACCCCTGTTCGCCCAGTTCTTAGTCGACCTGGCACGGGCCAGCCAAATCACGAGGCCCGCATGACCCAACCAAACCGCCCAGGGGTGACCCAATGACAGGCATGCTCGACTCTGGACGCTATCGTGTCTTCCTGGAGGAGCATTGGCGTGAGCAGGAGCGCGAAATGCGCGCACAGGGTCTTTTTGACCTCGCGAACGCATTCCAACAATTCGCAGACGGCCTAGCGCGCGAGCTCGGCGTCCCATCTGATGTGACGTGGGTCGACCGTGGCGTGCTGCGTGACTTTTACCGTCAGATGCGTGGCGAGTGGCACAGTCCAGGGGTGACCTGGGGAGAGGGGTGCTGATGGCATTGCCGAGATACTTCGATGCGCGACCGATGGTGACGCTCTCGAGTGAAGGGCTGCGCCAGGTGGACGAGATGCGCAAGCTCGGGTGGAAGCAGAACGCTTACGCCGTTCGCGAGGGCTGCAACTCATGCCCGAGGTGCGAAGCGCTTGCCTGCTACCCGCGGACCGATTGCGCCTACTGCGAATGGAAACCTGACGCGAGCGCCGCTAAGGAATTCACGAAGCGGGCAGACGAACACCGCGCGGGGAAGGCTGGGTAGGCGGATGGGTAAGGTGCTCAGCCTCAGAGAAGCAAAGAACGCCGCGGAAGGCTTTATCGTGGCCAATGGTGCTCGGGTAAAGCCGCTGCACGGCGAGGTCATGATCGAGATTGACGAGCCGGCCTCGCTGCAAATCAAGCTCACCGTCGAGCACGCGCGAATCTGGGCCCACGCGCTGCTCAAAGTGGCGAACGCCGTCGAACGCAAGGTCGGGAGGAAGTAGCTCATGCCAAAGCAGCTACAGCGCAGACGTGTATCCGGAACCACTAGACATCCGGGCGCCGGAAAACTGCCGCGCAGCAAGAAGCAGCAGGCGGCGCCAGTTCACAAGATGCGGCTCGTCACGCCGGAGATGCGGGCCGCCAGAACGCGAAAGCTCGCGCGCACTCCGGGTGCTCACTGGCGTTTCCAAACCGGCGGCTCGCTCGAGGTCAAGGCACGCGGCGGAACGCGTTTCGAGGATCGGTTTGACGAGGTGGTGGTCGACGACTGGCTGCACGCCGAGATGATGGGCGCTCGCAGCGTGTTCGTTAACGTCGGCGGCCTGGCGCTGTGGCTGCGCCTCACAAAGGACGGCGCGCGCGTGTCCGGTGCCGAGATTCGCGCTGAGGGCGATGAGCGGAAAGAGCTGGTCAAGGCGCTGAGTGAAGAGCTTAGACGAGGTGGAACGTGACGGAACACATCCACGAGTTCCATTGGTACCCGGCAGCCGCGAACGAGCAGGGATGGAAGTGCTGCTTCTGCGACGAGCGACCGGGGGAGCCGCCGGGATTCTCGCCGCGACTCGACCGCGAGAGGCTCGACGCCAAGGTGTTCGCGCTGATCGATGAGATGCACAACTCGAAGCTGATTCATGTCTCGAACGGCAGTGAGGGCGACTACCTGATCGGACAACTACGCAAGCGGTGCGCCGCCGAGGACCGGTTCGACCAGCAGTCGATCTTGCTGTTCCTGCTCGAGCTCGATACGCAGAGCCACGCCGCCTATTGGCAGAAGATCAGCAACGCGATCCTAGCCGGCAAGGACGAACGCAAGCGCTGCGAGTGCGGGAAGCTCGCCAACGTGTTCAGCGGCGACAAGGCATTTTGCTCGGAGCACTGGAAGCTATGAGCAAAGTCCTCCACCCGCCCTTCCCGTCGCGACCCAAGTCCGGAGACCCCAGTGCCGCCAGTGCCCGCGATGGGCGCGTTCGCTTCGAGTGGCCCGAGCCGATCACGGAGTGGAACCTGTCACCCGAAGACGCTCGAAAGTGGGGCGACCGGCTACTCACGTTTGCGGAGACGGCGGAGGAGCAGGCGGATGGCTAGCGTGATCTACCGCGACGAGATCTCCGAAGTCGTCCACGGCAATTGCCTGGTGGCGCCTCGCATCTCGCTGCAACGAGTGAGCGCCTGCGATCTTCCGCTGCCGACTACCGACAGTGAATGGTTGGAGCGGGCGCGCATGCAGTCGGCGCGCTTTTGGTCGAAGATGGATCGCTCGGACAACGGCGCATGTTGGGCGTGGCTTGCTGGCAAGGATTCGGGCGGCTATGGGAAGTTTCAGATCACTGGACGAGGCCCGCGTTTCCTGGGTGATCACCCGATACAGAAGCACGTCCGCGCGCACCGGCTCGCCTATGAATTGACTCACGGCCTAGTCAACCAAGAGCTTGTCATGCGTCACAGGTGCGACAATCCGCCCTGCTGCAACCCTGCTCATCTGGAGCCCGGAACCCAGAAACAGAATCGACAGGATGCCGTGCAGCGCGGCCGCGAGCCGCGTGGTGTTCAGAAAACGATCGCCAAGATCGATGAGTCCACGGTCGCGGAGATAAGACGTTTGCGCGAATCTGGCCTGGGCCCGATCAAGATCGCTCAAGAGCTTGGCCTAACATCAGGCATCGTGTGCGGAGTCTACTACGGTCGCACATGGAGGCACGTGTCGTGAGGCCGTCAGTAATATATTCTGACGAGTCGTCAGAAGTGTGGCACGCGGACAGCCTAGACCCGCAAACGCCCGAGCTGGTTCTCAAGGGGCGTCCGGCGGATGCACTGATCTTCGACGCGCCTTTTTCGGCCAAGACGCACGACGGCCACAAGAACGGGAAGCTGACGGCGGACAGGGCGGCGGCGTTTGCTGCCGACCCTGAAAATGACGCGCAGGGTGGCGCGCTCAAGCGGTACGCCGCGCGCAAGTCCGAAGCCGGCGAGAGCGGACGCCGCGACATCAACTACGACGCGTTCGACGCCGAACAAATCTCCGCATTCTGCGATATCTGGCTGCCCAACACACGCGGCTGGGTCGTGAGCATCACCGATGATCAGCTCGCCCCGCTCTGGGGCGCCGCATTCGAGGCTGCAGAGCTATACGTGTTCGCCCCGCTCCCTCTCGTCGAGACCGGCTCGCGTGTCCGGATGACCGGTGATGGGCCGAGCAACTGGACGTGCTGGATCGTGGTTGCTCGCCCGAAGACTCGCGAGTTTGCGTCTTGGGGAACGCTCCCTGGCGCCTACGTGCAGGCTGCCGAGCGCGACATCAACAGTCACGGCGGGAGCGATCGGATCGTGGGCGGGAAGCCCGAGCGGGCAATGTGTGGAATCGTCCGCGACTACTCGCGGCGCGGCGATCTCGTTGTCGATCCGTGCGCTGGCGGTGGCACTACCTTGATCGCGGCGAAGCAGCTCGGCCGGCGATCGCTCGGCATGGAGCTGGACGCGGAACGGGCGAAGCTCTGCGCGAAGCGGCTCGGGATTCGGCGCGAGCAGTTCGACTTGTTCCAAAGCGAGGCCGCCAATGGGTGGTAGGCGCACTCCCCCCACTCCCTTCCGAGTCGACGAGGCGCTGGCTCTCGCCGACGACGTCCTCTCCCGCCCGCCGGCGCGTCCGCACATCGAGAGGCCGGTAAGGCGGGGAGAGCTTGTGGCGAGGTTCGCGCTGCCGCTTGAGCTGTGCCTCACCACCAACTTCACACGCCACGGCCAGGCTTGGCGCCTCGCCAAGCTGAAGAACGACACACTGCTGCTCATGTTGAGCCAGTGTGGCCGCGCGCGCGAGCCGCTCGCAGGGCGCCCCCAGGTGCTCTGCCTGCGCCTCTCAAGCGCCGAGCCCGACAAGTACAGCGACTGGGCCAAGGTCGCCGTCGACCGGCTCACCAACAAGAACAGCGGACTCGGTTTCTTGCGCGACGACAAGCCGTCTGCCGCGGAGATTCATCAGTACTGGGAGCCGTGCCCGCCGAAGAAGGGGTGTGTCGTGATTGAGGTTAGGAGCGAGCGATGAAAGACCGCGGCGTACGAGGTGACTATGTGGATCGCGCATTCAAGGTTCCGCTGGCGGAGGTCGACACGCGGCCCAGCGTCGGCGCGCTGGTCGATCAGAAGCGCGCGGTCGCGGACCTGAAGCGGCTCCACGCGCAAAGGCCCATGAAGCCGCCGGTGCGCCACGGAATCCCGACGCTATACCGCGGAACGCTTTTCCGCAGCCGGCTCGAGGCGACGTGGGCCGCCATGTTCACGGAGCTGAAGATCCCATGGGAGTACGAGCCGCTCGACCTTGCTGGCTACATCCCGGATTTCCTGCTGAAGTACGAAAAGCACCCGCTGCTGATCGAGATCAAGCCCGCGTGCGAGGACGTCGAGGCGGCGAAGCTCAAGATCGAGTGCTCGGGTTGGGAGCATGACGTCGCGATCCTGATCGACGGCGGCTCGAACATCGTCGGGCACATGCGGGACGACGACGTGTGGGATCGGTGCGTCCTTGCCGGCTGCTCGTGCGGCATGGCGCAGTTCCTGAGTGAGAGCGGGCGCCATGAGTGTCGTAACTGCGGCGGCGATCGGCGCGAGCTCTGGTTCGCGTTCAACCCCGCGGCAGCGTGGGCGGACGCCAAGAACAAGACGCAGTGGAACCCGGTGGAGGCGACGATCGAATGAGCGGACGGACTCCCGACGAAGGACGCTACTCGAAGGTCTCCCGCCGCATGTGGGACGATCAGAGGTTCCGCGCGCTTTCAAAGCCGCCCCCGAACGCTCAGACGCTGTGGCAGCGATTGCTGACGGGGCCTGAGCTGGGATGCATTCCAGGCCTGTTCTCGGCCCGCGAGGGTGGCTTGGCCGATGCCCTTGGCTGGCCGGTAGAAGCGTTCCGCGAGTGCTGGAAAGAGATCGCTGGTCAGGACATGGCGGAAGCAGACTGGAGAGTCGGGATCGTGTGGCTCCCGAATGCCCTTCAGCACAACGGCCCCACGAGCCCAAACCAAGTGGCGGCATGGCGCAAGGCAGCAAACGAGCTGCCCGAGTGCCCGCTGCGGCGCAAGGCGATGGCGCACATCGCGCGCATGCTTACCGACAAAGGGCCGGCGTGGATCGCTCCTTGGCGACTCGCTGCTGACGCAGATTGGGCCCCAGAAAAGATCCGGAAAGGCACCAGAGACATGGTGCGCGAGCGAGACGGATCGTTCTGCCGCTACTGTGCGCTTCCGGTGAACTGGAGCGATCGCAAAGGTCCATCCGGGGCTACCTACGATCACGTGGACCCGACTAAGAGTGCGACACCAGACAACATTGTTGTGTCGTGCCGTGCCTGCAATTCCCAGAAGGGATTCAGGACACCTGCAGAAGCTGGGATGGTTTTGATCCAGATCGGATCTAGATCAGAACTGCTTAATAATCTGGGCACGAGTCGCAATCAGACTCAGACTCATAAACAAGAATCAGGATCAAGATCGGATCCAGCGGCGGGTCCAACGCTCGCGGACCGTGCGCGCGGCGTGCTCGAGAATCCGCACGACGGCCAGTGGCAGAACCCTTCGCGCTGGCCGGAGGTCGTCGCGATTGCCAAGGCTTGGAGCGAACCTTTCGGCATCAAAGACCCGAAGCTAAGGGATTTTCCCGATGGCGATCGCGACCTCAAGGCGATTTTGCTGGCGCTTGCCGACGGATACGCGGCCGAAGAATTGGTCTCACTCGGCGCAAAAGCTGCGGCGGATCCGTGGTTCAAAGGCCTGAACAAGCCCGGGCCGAGCACCTTCAGCGCGGTTGTGATCCGGCGACTTCTCGCCGATCGTCCACAGCCCGCGAAAGCAGAAGCCGACGACGCTTCGGGGTGGGCATGACGCGTTCGGACATCGCCCACGAGCTCCGCGCAGCATTCCAAGACCCGCGGCAGCTCTGCGATGCGCTCGGCATCGGCGAGAAGTCCAAGCGCCAGGCTGGCGGCGGGCTCACGATCCTGTGCCCGGCACATGGCGAGCGTACCCCGAGCTGCAGCGTGACCCGCGGCCCGGACGGGTCGGTACGCGTGCGCTGCTTCGGGTGCGACTTCACGGGAGACGCGCTGACGCTGATCGCCGTCGCGCGCGGGCTGGAGGTACGTGGGCAGTTTCGGGAGGTGCTCGAGGTCGCGGCCGAGCTCTCTGGGCGGCATGACCTACTCGACGAGCTGCGCGGTACCCAGGGCGCCGCGCCTCGCCAGCCGCCTGCGCCGCGCGTGATGGCGCCGCCGCCGCCCGAGCGGAGCTACCCGGAGCGGAACGAGCTGGTGCGCCTCTGGAGCGCCTGCACGCCCGTGGCCGAGGACGACGACGCCCGGGCCGAGCTCGCTCGCCGTGGGCTCGACCCGTCGCATGTCGGCCGGCTCGAGCTCGCGCGCGTGCTGCCCCCCGACTACTCGCTGCCCACGTGGGCGCGCTACCAGGGCAGGACCTGGAACGGCACCGGGCACCGGATGATCGTCCGCGCGTGGGACTCGCATGGGCTGTTCCGGTCGGTGCGGGCTTGGCGGATCGTTCCGGGCGAGAGCCCGAAGCGCCTGCCGCCCGCGGGACGGAAAGCTGCCGAGCTCGTGCTGGCGAACCGCGCCGGCGTCGATATGCTGCGCGGCAACCCAGTCGGCTCCCGGGTAGTGATCACCGAGGGGGAGCCCGACTGGTGCGTGTGGTCGGCCAAGAACGCCAACGAGCCGGTGATCGGCATCGGGTCAGGAAGCTGGACACAAGCCTTCGCCGATCGGGTGCCGTATGGGGCCGAGGTCACGATCCGCACGCACCTCGACGTGGCTGGTGAGAAGTACGCGCAGGCGATCGTCAAGACGCTGAGCGCTCGGGCTGGCGAGATACGGCGCTTGGCGCTCGAAACGGAGGCGGCATGACGGCGGCGAAGGACGATGCGGACCGGAACGCAGCGGGCAGCCTCGACGCGAACGCGCGAGCCAATACGAAGGTTGTGGCGCTGCCCGTGCCGCGCGTGCTCACTGTCAAGGACCTGCTCACATCCTCGCGCGAGCGAGCGTTCAACAGCGACCGCCCCGACGTCTGCACGACAGGTCATTACAAGCTCGACCGGATCACGGGTGGGATCCGCAAGGGTTTCTCTTGGCTGTTCGGCGCCGACACAAGCTTCGGGAAATCGTCCTGGCTGATCTCGGTCACGGACGAGAACATCAAGGCCAAGAAGCGCGTGCTCATCGTGTCGAGCGAGGACGACGAGAGCATGTACGGCGACCGGCTGATGGTGCGCCGCTCCGGCGTGAATGCGCTCAGATTCCGCGACGGCAAGATGCAGCGCGAGGAATACCAGGCCGTGCTCGAAGCCGAGAAGCGCGCCGAACCGCTGCCCGTGTTCGTGGACGCCCGCCGGTGGCCCGTCGAGGACCTGGCGGGGCACCTCAAGATCATCATCGCCGAGCAGAAGATCGACGTCGTGGCGTTCGACTACATCCAGGAGTTTCGCTCCAAGAAGCGTTGGCAGGACGAGCGTGTGAAGTTCAAGGAGATCGCGTCCGTCCTACGGCACGTCGCCAAGGATGCGAAGGTCGCGTCACTCCTGTTCTCGCAGCTCACGTTGTCGGAGAACACGAAGATCCCGACGCGAGCGAACATCCGCGAGTGCCGCGACATCGCGAACGCCTCCGAAGTGATCCTGATCGGGTTCGAGGCGAGCAAGGCAGAAGAGAAAGACGGTCGCGTCATCGTCGAGGCAGGTCAGAAGTGCCTGCTTATCGACAAGTGTAAGAACGGCCCGCGTGGGTGGAAGGTCGGCATGGATTGGGACGAACACACCGCGAGCTTTCGAGCAGTGTTCGATCCGGAATCCGAGCGCATCCGGCGAATTGCTGGAGACGCAATGGACTGGAACCCAGACGAGTACGTCGACAACCGCCTCCCACCCGGAGACCGCGAATGAACAAGCTAGGCGCTCCCCGCCACCAGAGCTACCGCTGCACCGCCTGCGGTCACCACAAGGCCCGGGACGAGTTCAAGACCATGCCGAGTGGCGACCGAGCGCGCCGCTGCATCCCGTGCGACGCGGTGAACGCGAAGCGGGTCAAGCTCCGCCGCGCAATTGGAGCGAGCGACTTCGCGCCGAGCGAGAAAATCTGTACGTCCTGCGCGAGCCTGCCCCATCGCGTGGTCGGTCCGAAGTGCCGGACGTGCGGGCTCTTGTATGCGGACGAGCCGAGGGTGGAAGTCGATTGCAATGCGCGTGGGTTGAGCGCGCTGGCGAGGGCGATGTGAGCAATACATCGGACATCGGACTTGGCCTATACCAATTCTTAGCGCGCGAGCTACGAGGGAAAGGCATGCGGGTTAGGAGCTCGCACGGAACGATTGTCGTTACCGCGCCGCGCAACTCGACGCCGCTCTACCGAATCACTCGCCGCAAGCCGCGAGTCCCACCCGAAGCCCGCCCACTCAGCTGGGGGAGGTTGAAGTGATCGACCCGAACCGGCTCCTGATCGAATATATGGCCGAGCTTCGCGCGGCCGCTCCAGATGCGGATTCTGTCACGATCTTCCCGTCGAAGTTCGTCGCGTGGTGCAAAGAGCGCAAGGGCGTCGAAGCGCGCGCCGAGCTGGACCCGCAGCACAAGGGTCGAATCAACGTGAGCGTTTCCTGTGAGCTTGCGCGACCCGTGGCGTTTTCGATTCGGGAGACCGCAAAATGAGCGAATTCGCAACCCACGAAGAATGGCGCGCGCACTGCGAGAAATTGGCGATGCCGGTTCTAAGTGAGCTGTTCGGGCTCTACCAAAAGATATGTGACGACCCGAAGCCGGGTCAGGTCCTCCCTTCAGATGTGCTCTCACTGAAGATGGTGATTCACGCGCTGGAGATGCGGACTGGAATCGGCGGGTGGCGCTGCTATCGGGATGGGCCACGCTTGGTTGTCGGTGAGCCGCCGCGACCTATTCCGCTGGTAAAGCGCTCCGCTACCGATCGTTTCAATGCCGAAGTTTGGATCGCTGGGCGTCGCATTCAAGGCATGCCTGTCGGACACGAGACATTCGACAGCGACCTCTGCAGCGAGAAGCTCGCATGCGGCGGAAACTGCCGACTGAACAAGAACCACAGCGGCCCGCACGAGTGCCCCGGAGATACCGACGGGCCAGGGAGCTGCCCAGCATGAGCTGAAAAGAAAAACCCCGCCCGCCCCGGCAAGGGCTGAGCGGGGTCTCGGCTCCGATGAACCGCACGCCAGTGCAACCCAAGGAGCCACAAAATGGAGCAGAAAGCAAGCAGCCCCGAGCTGGTCTCGGAGATGCGCGTGCGCGGCGGCAAGTTCGATGCGACGGATCGCGAGCTTTGGAGCCACGAGCTGGACTGGTGGTTGAACTGTCGCGACGCCGCGTGTGGGTACCGCTCAAGCTTTGCCGCTCAGGTAGCGGCGATCGAGCGGGGCAACGCCACCAGCTCAAGCGCGATCGGCGATGACGGCCTCTATGTGCAGCCGTATCACGATGGGCAGGTCGGGATCGGACCGGTACGCGAGGCGGCTTTCGCGATCGACCGGAAGATGGTCCGCCGCTGGCGCTGGCTTGCCCAGCAAACGCGCGACGTGCTGTTCGCCCACTACACGGGCGCTTGCCCGGTCGAGGTGAAAGGTCGTCTCGGAAGGAGCCGCTGGGCGCTAGGCATCGAGGCTCGGCTCGGCAGGCTCGCGGGCGTGGCCGTTCTGCTATCGCGCGGCGAGAAGCTGGCCAAGGTGCTCGCTGCCTGCGAGCGCGGCGACGACGAGGCGCTGAAGGGCCTGCGCGCACGCGCCGACACCGCGATCCGGACAGCCCACGCGGCATACTACGAAATCCAGGCGACCGAAGCAGAGCGATACGCCGAAGGGCTCGAGCCGCTCCCTGCGCCGCCGCTGCCGCGGAACCCGAACGCGCCGATCATGGACGTCCGAAACCTGCAACACCAGCACCGCGAGCTGAACTTTGGGGCCGCTGAATGAGCCAACAGATCGACCTAAAGCCCGACCAGTGGATGCGTCTCGCGGACGGCGCGCGGCGTGTAGGTGAACCTGTATGGAAGTTCCGCCGGCGCATGCTCGCGCTCGACGAACACCATGAGGGCAAGCTGCTCCGCTGGGTCGGTCGCGGAAAAAAACGCAAGCACCGCGAAGTGAGCGCGCAGGCCCTGCTTTTCTATCAGCGCGTGGACATCGAGGCCAAGGACGCCGAGATGGCACAAGTGCGCGCCGAGCTTGAAGAATTGCGCGTCAGGCAGGAGGCGCAACGCAACTCATTCCTGGCCTTCCGCCGCAAGTCACTCCAGTGGTTCGAGTCGCTCGGAGTCAGGACGCGCAAGGACGCCTAGGGACTGCCCTCGCGTGATCCAAGTATCGGCCCCCGCGGGTCATGCCCAGAGCCCAGAGGGCGCCCCACCCAAGCGGGCGAACCCGGGCTCGCACCGGAATGACTTCACCGAACGCGACGCCGCTCCCACCAGAGCCACGGCGCAAACCGAAACGACCTCGCCTCCCCCGCAACTACTCCCTGGTCCTGCTCAAGCGCTCCCGCGACATCCGGGACGACTTCGCGGAGTGCCAGAGGATGGCGGCGTGGGGGCGGTAGCAGCAAGCAGCTCGTCCGCTCGGATCTTGAACGCCGCATGGCTCGCTGGGGATGGCAGCTGCTCGACGATTATGCGCTCGCAAGCTTTGCAGATGCGCTTGCCGGCGTGCTCTCCGTACCAGACGGTGATCATGTTTGCGTAGTGCGGATTCGTGCATAGCGAGCAGCGGTTCATCCGGCGAATCTAGCACGACAACAAGCGCGAAAGCGCTCCCAACGCCGGACGCGGCGGTAAAAACACGGTCAACGGGAGCACGAAAGCGATGACGATGGGCGTCCCTACGCCTGATGAAACGGTGGCCGAGTTCCGAGCTCGGTACCTGTACTCAGGCAACGCAGCGGCCGTGGGCCGAGAGCTGGAGATTCCCGAGCGGACAGCACGAAAGATTGCTGAGCGGCTCGAGGATGATCCGACTTTTGCCGAAGAGGGCCGAAAACTACGCGAACGCGCGCTGAGTCGACACGTGGCCATGCGGCTGCGAGTTGCGGAGGTCGCCGCCGAGCGGTTCGAGGACGCGAACGGCGGCATCGAGGTCAAGCGATTCGGCGGTGAAGATGCGCCGGTCACGATCATCGACAAGCGCGCCGACTACGGCAAGCTCGTGCTCGAGGCCGAGAAGAACGCGCACAATCTGGCGCGGTTCGACGCGGAGAAGAGCGGCCAGGTTCAGCCGGAGCGCCACGTAACGATCGAGTTCGTGCCGGCGAAAAAGCCTGATGAGGGCAGCTGAGAAGCTCAAGCTCAGCATCCCGCTCAATGGCCCGCAGCAGACGGCGATTCGCTCGCTCGCTGACGGTCACACGCTTTTCCTCGGTTGGGGCCGCGGCGTCGGCAAGTCGAAGTTCATTCGGCTGCTGCTCTGGACGCTGGTCGCCAAGCATGAGTGGCAGCTCCGCAAGAATGCGCTGAAGCCGTTCCGCGGCGTCCGCATCACGGTGCTGATGCCGACCTTGAAGCAATTCAAGGACGTGCACTGGGGCGGCATCGCCGACGAGCTCGCCAACGAATGGGCCTGGCTCGGCGCGAAGCTCGACAACCAGACCGGGCAAATCAGTTTCCAGGGCGGCTCTTGGATCAAGCCGTTCCCTGCGAGTGAGTACAACTCGCGAACAGCGCTCGGTCTCCGCACCGACGTGCTCGTAATCGACGAGTGCGACAGCGTCCCGGCAGGTGTTTACGACGCGGTCGCCGTGCCCTGGCTCTCGGAGCCGTGGTCGCTCGGCATTCAGATCCTCGCGGGTACGCCCAACATGGGCCGCCACGGGCTCTGGTGGCGCACGTACCAGCAGGGGCTACTCGGCGAACGGCTTCGCGGTGGAGCGCCGACGCCTGACGAGCTCGATGCCGATCAGGTCGAGGCGCTCAAAACAGTTTTTGCGTTTCGGGCCACCTACAAGGACGCGCCCGAGACCGTAGGCAGAAAAGCAGTCGCCAAGGCCAAGGCAACGACGCCGGCCGCGACGTTCAAGCGCGAGTGGGAGGCGGATCCGGATGCCGGTGAGGGGCTGGTCTATCCGTTCGATGATGCATTCCACGTTCGGCCAGCGCCGCTCGACAATACCTTCCGAGAGTTCCTCGTTGGTTCCGACTGGGGTTGGGTCGACGCGGGCGTCATGCTCAAGCTCGGCATCCAGGGGCACGGGGAAGACGCGATCGTTTGGGTGCTGAAAGAGTTCTACGAATCTGGATGCCCAAATCACGTTTGGGATGAGCGGGCGCGCGATTGGAACGCTTGGAAGTTCTGGCCAGACCCTTCGCGCCCAGACCGCATCAACGATCTGCAGCGCGTCGGTGTTCGCTGTGGCGAGCTCGATGCTGACCAGAAAAAGATCAGCGGCGGGATCGCTCGAGTGGCTGACCTGTTGTTCATTCGCACGAGCGAGAGCGGCGAGCGCTGGGCGAGGCTGTTCATCACTCCGGAGTGCGTGAACACCATCCGCGAGTTTGGCCTTTACCGTCGCAAGAAACTGCCGGACGGAACTTTCGACGAAGAACCCGAAGACAAGAACAACCACACCATGGACGCGCTCCGTTACGCAGTCGTCGGGCGCTTCGGTGTTCCGCCGCGCACTCGTACCGAGTGGGCAGGCCAGGGCTTCGGATGAAAACGATCGAGCTCTACGGCGCCGAGAAGGCGGCCAAGACACTTCAGAACAACCTGACTCCGCGCTACATCGAGCTAGACCAGCTTCAGGCATACGTCGAGGGCCGCCAGTACGCAGGTAAGCCACACTGGCTCACGGAAAACGACACGCCGCTGCTCGAGCGCGCGCCGTGCATCGTTGAGCCGGTGGCAGAGAGCGCGATCGAGAGCTACGTCGACCTCGTCTTTGGGGAAGGCCGCTTTCCGGAGATCACCAGTCACGTCGATGAAGACGGCACGCCTTTCGACGCGCGATTCGGACTGAGCGAAGACGATAGCGCCAAGCTCGACAAGCTGATCCAGCAGATCAAGCGGCAGGCCGAGGTCGAGGAAGTTTCGAGGGAGGCGCTCGGGCGGGCGATGGGCGAGCGTTCGACGCTCGGAATCGTCTGTGTCCGCGACGGCAAGCTCGCCGTAGACCTCGAGCGCGCCAAGTGTGCCGCTCCGACGTTCGACGCGAGCCGGCCAAGCGTTGTGCTCAGCGTTGAAATTCGCTACCCGTATCTCGAGACTTATTTCGACGGGGAGAACAAGCGGTGGGCGCTCCGCTGCATGCTATTTCGGCGCGTCATCGATCAGAAGACCGATACGGTATTCAAGCCCATCATTGCCGACGAAAACGGTGAGGACCCCGGGGTCGGCGCCTGGAAGCCGCAGACTGTCGTTGAGCACCGTTTCGGGTTCTGTCCTGTGGTCTGGTACGCCTACCGCAAGATCGAATCGTCTGAGCGGGGGTTCGATGGCATCGCGATTCACGAGCGGCTGCTCGATGAGATCGACGCGCTGAATCGGTCCCTATCCCAGAAGCACCGAGCGGGGCTCGTCTGTGGGGACCCGCAGATCGTAGAGATCGGCGTCGACCCTGACCACAATCCAGCTCCGAGTGGCAGGCCAGCCGAGCCAATGCGCTCGTTTCCGAACGAGTCGCCGCAAACGAAGGCGCTGAATTCACAATGGCGCACAGCCGGCACAGGCGCCGCCGGCATGGGACGCCGCAAGGGAGCTGGCGTTGTCTGGCGCTACACGAGCAAGGACTCCAAGGTCGAGTATCTGACGCTGGAGGGTGACGCGCTCGAGGTTCTAGACAACGAGTCCAAGTCGCTCCGGAACACGATCGCTGAGGCCATGTCGTGGGTGCGCTCAGATCCGATGAGCATCAACGGTGATGGCAAACGCGGCGTTAGCCTGAGCGGGATCAGCGGCAAGGCGCTCGCTTGGATGTACAAGCGACAGACCACGCAGTGCGATACGGTTCGCCCCGACGTCTTCAACGGGTGGATTCTGCCGCTGGTTGATACGCTGCTGCGGGTGGCCCTGGCATACGCTCGGGAGCCAAGTCGCGGCGCTCTCTATCTTCCCGGTATGCAGGAACTGGCGTCGCTGCTCGATCGCTTCGAGCAGGACGTGGCTACTTCCGATGGCGTCACCGCAAAGCAGTGGTTTCGCCCGGCGCTATCTCCTCAGTGGCCCCCGTATTTCCAGCCAACCGAGGAAGACCAGGCGCGCGTAAGCACCCAGGTCATTGGTGACAAGGAAGCCGGGCTCATCACGTTGCACACTGCGGTCTCCCGCATCAAAGACTTCTATCCCGACATCGATAACGTCGAGGACTACATTAAGAGCCTGCAGGACGAGGCGCAGAAACGCGCCGACGACGCACACAAGAAGGCGCTCGAGCTCAAGGCGGCAACGCCCGCGCAATTCGGCCAGCCTGGTGGCGCGGAGCAGGGCGCAAACGAAAACGAGGGAGCCACATGATCTGTGCAGCTTGTCAGGAAAACGTGCACCCGGTGCAGGAACTGCAGGTCAACGGGCGTGGGTTCAGCAACCGTTGCCCGCGAGTCGAGTGCGGTGCGCCGATGCCGGTTGTCGAGCCGCGTGACGTTCAGGCTGATGGCTCGGTGAATGCCGCTGTTCGCGAGCCAGGACCCAGCCCGCGCGCGTTGGCGGTCGCTGCTGCTCCCGTGAGCGTGATCGTGGAGCAGCCGGCCGTGGCTTCTCTGGATATCCTGGGTTCCGCTCGTGCGCGCCTATCCACGATCGAGCAACAGTTGGCGAGCGTCGACAAGCTGCAAGCGGAAGCGCGCCGCCTTCGCGCGATGATCGCCGCCGCCGAAGCTGCTGAGTCAAACTGATGGCCGAAACTGGTCAGGTTCTTAGCCGGGTCACGAACCCGAATTTGCAGAGCGCCGAATCGGGAGTAACGCGGTGGCGCTTGGTCAGCCTCACGGCGACCAACTACCTCGCACAGATCGCGGCTGGCTCTGCGATCAACTCAACCGGTCCGTTCACGGCGTTCTCACCCACGCGCCTGCCGCAGATCGTTCTCGGCGGCGGCGGCGCTAACCCAGTCGTATATACGATCACCGGCACGTCGATCGACACTGGCGCCGTAATCACCGACACGGTCACCGCGACCGGTCCTGGCACGTACGCCGCAAGCAAGCCGTTCGCTACGATCACACGCCTGCAGAGCGACGTGAACCCAGCGGGGACAACTGACCTTCAGGCCGGAGACACCTGGGTCAATCCGTCCGCGCGCTGCCTGCATGTTGGGACAACCGCCGGGGCAGTCGCGATGCAGTGCGAAGAGGACGCCGCAGTGCAGACCATTCCAGGCGTGCAGCTTGGCGATAGCCCTTACCGGGTGAAGCGCATCAACATCACGAACACCGCAGCCGCGGGCTTGGTCCTCGGCTGGTAATCGGAGAATCACATCATGGCCGTAGTCGTTGGCTCTGTTCAGGAAGCTTTTGGTTTCACCGAGGCCGTTGGCCCCTCGCTGCAGGTCGTCAGTTCTGCAAAAAAGGTTCAGCACTGCTTCGTCACCGTGATTTGGCCAACCGGCACCTATGCCCAGGCCGATGACGCGAACTTCGCGCCCGCCACCGTCATTCAAAACGAGCGGCGCAACAACAAGACCATCACAATCCTGCAGGCGGCGTTCGTGTCGCCCGGGGACGAGAACGGGGCAACGGTGGGCGCCGGGGCCTGCTCGAACAGCGCCGGCACGATTACGTGCCCGTTGATTCAGGCCGACATGTCGACCGAGCGAGCGAACGGCGCGGTCAGCGCCACGTGGAACCGCCCGATCACGTTCTGCGTGTCGTACTACGAATCGATCGCCTGAGGGTAGCCGCCGATGGCCCTCGACATTGCGCCCGTCGAGGGCTTCGTCGCGCTCCAGATCGTTGATGACGAGACGGAGGAAGAGCGCGAGCTACGCAAGAATCGAGACTATCCGTCCGATTCTTACAACGAGGCAATCTACGCAATTGTCGTCGGTGTCGGGCCCAAAGCCCCAGCCGGCGTGAAGAAGGGCGCAACCGTGCTCGTGCGCAAGTACGCGCGGGATGGATTGAGGATCGATGACGATACGGTGCTGGTCGAGACCTATTGCATCGCTGCCGTTGTGAAATAGCGGGCAATACCCGCACTCCAATACGCGACGCCGGCGGTTAATCGGGCGAACTGGAGAGCACATGTTTAGACCTCGAATGCACTTCGCTGCAGAAGCCGAAGGTGCGCTTGGCGGCGCAGCGGTCGCCCCCGCGCCGGCCCCTGTTGTTGTGCCGGCCGCCCCCGTCACCGCTGCTCCGGCAGCGCCGGTGGTCGCCGAACCGAACGCTGATCCGAATTGGCTGCGTCCTAGGCTCGAGCGCGAGCGCTCATCGGCGCAAACCGCGCTGCTCAAGGAGCTTGGCGTAACCGACGCTGCGCAGGCCAAGCAGATCATCGCTGAGGCCAACAAGCGCGCCGAGGCCGAGCGATCGGCGAGCGAAAGGCTGACTGCGGCGGAGGCAGCTCGCGTCCAAGCAGAGCAGCAGGCCAACGAATACCGCGCGAGCCTCGCTGTCTATGCCGGCCAACAAATGGCGGCGCTCACGCCAGAGCGGCGAGCCGTGATCGAGAAGCGCGCGGGAGCCGATCCCGCTGCGCAGATCTCACTCATCGCCGACTTTGGGCCGACGTGGGGAATCCCCGTCGCACCGGTCGTGCCAGCGCCAATACCGGCACCTGGCTCGAGCGCGCCAGTTGGCGGCGCACCTCCTCCGCCGAACCCGAACCCGCAACCCAATCACCTCGCCACGTACGAGGGACTGCTGAAGACCAACCCGGTCGCGGCGGCCAACTACCAACTCTCCCACTGGGCGGAAATCCAGCAGGCCAGAACTCCGCGCGCGTGATCGCTCTGCGAGCTAGCGCGCCCGACAAATAGGAAGAAACCATGACTCAAGTACAGCGCGCGACGCTCCCTCAGGAGTTTTTCGACATCACTTCTGCGGCTCTGCTCGTGCAGCCCGAGCCGATGTATCTGCACTCTCGGCTGATCAAGATGGCGCTTTCCGCGTCGTTCGACGTCGGCAACATGCTCGGACTGCCCATGCCGGAGCGCCAGTTTGGTGGGCTCGGCGCGAACTACCAGACGAACCCGGAAGATGGCCGCCTGATGCTGAGTGATGGGCTCTACGACCAATCCGTGGTGGTGGTACCTGAGCTCGGCAAGAGCCCCGGCCACACGGTGCGAATCAACCGCCCGAGCTTCGCGAATACCACCTACACGCAGGCCTCACGCGAAGTGCCGAGCGGCACCACGATTTCGACGGTGCCGATCGCGGTCGGAAGCGAGCAGACCTCATGCACGCTCCGCCGCTTCGCTGGTCCGTACGACCAGACCAACTCGCGCGTTGCGCCGTTTGGCATTGATCGCTTCGACGGCAGCGTCATGCTGCACCGCCCCGCTCAGATCACTGGCCTGAACCTCAAGCGCGATTTCGATCGCACGCTCGACACGTTCGGCGTCAAGCTGTTCGACAACGCGAACTTGATCGTTCGCCCGAACGGCATGTCGAGCGACAATACGCCGGCAACCGCGGGGGACTATCCGTTCTCGTGGAGCTTGATGCAGAGCGCGGAGCGACAGCTCGACGACGCCAGCATTCCGTATTTCCCGAACGGGAAGCGCTTGATGGTGCTGCATCCAACACAGGCCGAGCAGCTGTCAAACGACCCGGTGTTCCAGCGCATGGCTCGCTACGACAACAGCATGAACCCGCTGTTTCGCGGCACGTACTACAACAGCATCGGCACCTGGGACATCTTCAAGAGTTCGACGCTCACCACGACCACGTCGTCCAGCGGGTCTCAGCCCACCGTGTACTACGGCCAGGCATTCGGCCCGGGCGCGGTCGGCGCCGGCGCCGGCGACATGCCGCGCACGGCCTACAACACGCAGGACAACTACGGCGAAACCGCTCTCGTGATCTGGCTCTGGTACGCGGGTTTCGAGGTCCTCGACAACCGCTTCATTGCCCGTCTCACCACGTCCTGAGGAGGACCCATGGCCAGCAACGCCAGACTCAGAAACGCACAGCAGGCGACCGACCTGACGCTGAACGGCGTAACCGCCACCAGCGTCGCAGCGGGACCCACCCTGCTGATGTCGAACGTCGAAAAGGGCACACTCAGCGCCAAGACGGTTACTACCGCCGAGACCAATACGATCACGCTCACCGTGATCTGGGAGGTTTCGGACGACGCCACGACCTGGGTGCGTGTGAAGAACTTCACCAACACCGCGCCGACCGTGGTCGGTACCGGCACCGCAGGTGCCGACTCTGCGGTCACCCAACAGAACGACGCGCCCTCGGCCGTATACGGCAAGCGCTATGCACGGTGCTCGATCCTCGTCGGTGTTACCACCGGCGCATCGAGCGATCTCGCAAACGTCTCATACGACTACGTGCAAGATCAGGGCTTCTAAACGCGCATGGCGCTTCTCGATTCGGAGCTCCAGCGGATCCGCTTCGAGACCGGCTACAATGTTCTGAGCGCTGGCGCTGAGCCGTACGTAAGCTACGTCGCGATCTTCGACGTAGTTGTGCGCACGTATCTCAACGCTGGCGCAAAGACTACGAGCTCGACCGCCATCTCAGCGTCGACAACGCCAGCGCTGGTATCTCTAACTCTGGCTAGCGCGGCGGGCTTCTCGGCTGGTGATCGTGTCTACCTCGATGTCGACGCTCGCCAGGAGTCAGCCATCGTAGAGACGGTTTCGGGCTCCGCGATCACACTGGCGCTCTCGCTTGCCCACTCCGGGACATATCCGGTTACCGTCGAGGGCGGTGAGGCAATCGTGCGCGAGTGCCTCCGAGACATCCTCGACGCCAAGCAGCGGGCGCGATCCTGGGGCGGAACAGGCGCGCTCAAGAAGGTAGACGAGGTCGAATTTTATCCTGGCACCGACGGGAAAACCGCCTTTGCCATGGCCGAGTCTGACCTGATGCTATTGCGCGACCGACTCTGTAGCGCGCTCGGGGTCACAAATCTGTGGCGTGTCCGGGCTGGCGCGGGGCTGTCCATTTCCTCTTACTAGCCATGCCCACCCTAGCCGAATCCCTCCGCCCGCTCGTCTCGAGCATCAGGGCGATCCCGGGGCAGATGGGGACTAGTTGAAGGTATGCTTATCGCGTTATGGCGATAGCAAAGGACAGAGATAGACCGTGCACTAGCTGCGGCATGAGCAGCCCGGACGCCTCTTTCTCCAGCAAGCCGGACGGGCATAGGTGCTCGAGATGCAGGGCGTGCAAAGCCAGAGACGCGAGCGCTAGGCGCGCTGCAAATCCGGAGAAATCCCGAGCAGCTAAGAAGCGCTGGCGAGAACGCCACCCGGATCGGGTACGCGCGGAGGAACGGAATCGCAAGAGGCGCACTCGACAAGTTTTACCAGGATTTCGAAGGGGCTCATCAGTCGATACCCCAGGAATTCTGCTTTGCGCCGGATGCAAGCGAGCCCTCCAGAGCAACGACTTTGCGCGCAACTCGAAGAAGAAGAGGGGGCGGCAAAGTCGTTGCAGATCCTGCCAAGCGGCAGACCGCGCACTACGATTGGACCGCGAGCGAGAGACCAAAAGGGCTTGGCGCGCCAAGAATAAAGCGCTCACCAACGCGGCTGCTGCACGTAGGCGTGCAGCCTTGCGCGTTGGGCCCTGCGTGGCGATTGACGCAAAAGCCATAAGAGAGCGCTTCTTAGTTTTTGGCAATCTCTGCGCATATTGCGGTTCCGCAGAGAAGCTCAGCATCGATCATGTAAAGCCGCTCGCGCGTGGCGGACTCCATATCCTCGCAAACATTCGACCAGCGTGTCGCTCCTGCAACTGCAGGAAGCGCGACATGGCACCAAAGGAATGGTTAGATGCCATCGTTCGCGGAAAGCCTGCGGCCAATGATCAGCTCCGTGAGGTCATTGCCGGGAATTCTCGGACTTAGGCCTTACAGCGCCTCGATCATCACCGGTGCATGGTCGGGCTCAGCCACCGGCAGCGGCGCCGAGACCACGACGACGATCGCGCTCACCGAAGGCAACGGCCAGCCCTGCAAGGTTCGCTGGCTCAACTCCGAAGAGCTGGCGGTCGGAGACCTCCAGAAGGGCACGATCGAGATCGGCCCCATCACGCCAGGCCCAGGCGGCAACAACCTGCTCTCGCAGATTCACCCGGCGCTCAGCGCTGGCCAGACGATTCACGTGCTCGTGAACGGTCCCGACCTCGGGACCGCGAAGTTCGAGATCACTTCGTTCAACGCGGACCACGCGCTGCACTACACGATTCAGGCGAAGCCAGTAGGAACGTGACCGACTCCGCTAACACGATCAACCAGCGCGTTGGCGTGTTCGAGTTCCCGTACTCAGATACGGACGTCGACAACACCGACAAGACCGTCACGGATCTTGCCCAGTCAACGCTACTCTCGCTGTTCCAGGCGGCCATCAACGACGAGCTGACCGGTGTTTTCGCGAAGGTGGCCGCCGGCACCGCACTCGATCACGATTCGCTCCCGCTGATTCCAGTGCGCGACGTCTGGCCCGGCCGCTGGTCGCCGCAAGTCGCCAAGCAGCGCAAAACAACTTTTCCCGTCCTCGCTCTCTATCGCACAGGCGCTCGCGAGTGGAACGAGCTGACGCTGGGCGTCGACCAGGCCACGCAAAAGTGGGGCATCGACCTCATTCTCGGCCCGGTAGACGTCGGGGACCAGCAGCGCATCGAGCGCATCCTTCCTCGCATCGGCGTGCTCGTTCAGCGCGTGCTCCGTAACCGCGGGCACAAGTCCTTTCAGTCTGGTGCCTGCCTATGGGGTGTCCAAGAGACCGGCTCGCTCTCCTCAGTCTGGATGGACAAGGACGAGTTTGGCCCTGCGCAGTTCGTCGGCGACGACGGTGGCGTGACATATCTCGGCTGGTCGGCGCAGCTCACTACTACCGAGGTGGATTCGAACGTCGGCGATGGTGACGCTGTCGACCTGCTCGGAACGACTTTCACGTTCGGTGTTGGTGGCAGCGATGGCGTCATCCCAGGCGCAATCACCGCGATCAGCATCGGCGAATTCAGCTCTGAGTTCAGCAGCGAATTTCGGGTGTTAGGTACATGAGCGACACCCAAAAAGACCTGACCGCACTGCTTGCGACGCTGGTCGTGAACAATGCGAGCGGCGCGATCACGGCGCAAATGATCCGGGACGCGCTTGTGAGCGTACTCGGCGGATACGGCTCGATCTTCATCGACTCTGGCTCAGGATCTCAGGCTGCTAGCTCCGGCGGCGCGGCCGTCACGCAGCTCACGTCGAGCGGACCGGTCAGCGGGGTCACATTCAACACCGCAGCGGGCACGCTGACCGTAGGCGTTGCCGGAGACTATCTGGTCGACGCGCGTTGCGAATTCGTCGGCGTTGCGAGCCAGAGCTACACGTTAACCGCTGGCACTGGCCTGGTTGGCGTCGCGCAGGTAAACGCCGCCGCCGATCGCGCGGTCGCCGCGTTCCAAAACATCGTCACGCTCACCGCCAACCAAACGCTGACGCTGAATGTGTCAAACCCGAGCAACAACGCTTTCGCGCTGAAGTCCGGACACTGGATGTGCAAGCGAGTTAGCTGATGTGTTCGACCTCGCGAAGATCAAGCAGAAACACCAGCATTTCATGGCTGGCTTCACGCTCGACGTTGACCGCGCACTTGGCCCCGAGCGGCTGACCGAATTCGAGCAGCGATACGTCGCGCTAAACAGCAAGTTTCATTCGCGGTCCGGCAATCTCGTCAAGCAGACGAAGGTGAAGGTGGTGCGCACCGGACGTGGCGCGCGCCGTATCCGCAGCACGAACGCAGCGAAGTACGCGGCCGCTCAGGACAGCGGCTCCGGTCTCTATGGTCCGAAGCGCGCTCAATACCTGATCAGGCCACGCAAGAAGAAGGCCCTCAGGTTCAGCGCCGGCGGCAAGATGGTTTTTGCGAACTACGTCGTGCACCCCGGCGTGCGCCCGACTCGCTTTCTCTACAACGCGAACGATGCGGCTTTCCGCGCGGTGCGCGGATGGTTGCTCGAGGCGATGAAACGCGCAGCGGCTCGATTCTGAGAGGGAAAACACATGATTTTGAAGTTCTACGCCAAGGCCGACGCCTTGCAGCGAGTGCCGAGCTTTCACCCGGCGGTCGGTCAGCACGATCGCTACGTCGGCCGCGAGCACGATCCGAAGCGCCCCGGCGCATTCCCGGCGACGCGCGAACCGTTCACCTGTGACTCGGAGTCCGAGGACGGGCGACGGCTGAAGCATCTGCTCTTCCGCGATCACGACCTCTGGGCCGCCGATCAAGCGACCGCCGATTATTGCCAGGTGCCGTTCGTACCCGTCGAGTTCGACGACGGCGAATGGGTGCCGTCCAAGCCCGCGGCGCGCGCTGAGCCCGCGGCCACCAAGCCCAACAAACCCAAGGACGACTGATGAGTCTCATCCCCGTTACCGGCATTCCGAGCTCGTACCGCACACCTGGCGCCTATGCCGAGATCCTGTTCGCGCAGGGCCCGGGCACGAGCTCCGCGGGTGTCCGCAGCGTCATCCTCGTCATGCCGATGAGCTCGGCCGGCACCTGGACGGCGAACACCGTCTACGAGGTGAAGAACGAGGGCACGGCGAACGTGGGTGCCGGTGTCGGCTCGCCGCTTCATCGCGCGTGTCGCGCATTCCTGAAGCGGAACAAGCGCGCGAAGCTCTTTGCTCTGCCCTATTCCGCGAGCTCTGGCGGCTCGCCAGTGGCGGCCACGGGCACCATCACCTACGCGACGACTGCAACCGCAATCCTGACCACTGAGGTCGACATCTGCGGCGAGACCACGTCGACCAAGATCGCGAGCGGTGACACGGTCACTACGATCGCGACCAATATGGCCGCAGCCATCAATGCCAAGGATTGGTTGCCTGTCACGGCGGCTAACGTGGCCGGCGTGCTCACGCTAACTGCCAAGATTGCCGGAGCTTCGCAGGGAACCGCAACGATTGGCGTTATTCGCTACCGCGCACGCATCATCGGCTCGGGCGGCACGACCGTCACGACCTCCGGCGCATTCCTCGGCACTGGCGTGGCAGGCGCGGATGGCACGACCACCGAAGCCGCGAACCTAGCAACCGCGCTCGCTGTGATCGCTGGCGCTCGTTACTACTACATCGGCACGTCGCTCTCGGACGCAACGTCGCTCGGCAACCTCAAGACGCACATCGCCGCCAAGTCGAACCCGAGCCCTGGGCTTCGTTCGGTGGGCTGCTCTGCCTGGACGGGCACGAGCGCGACCGGCATCACGATCGCGCAGGGGCTCAACTACGAGCGCCACCAGATCGTATGGCAGAAGAACAGCGAACATGATTATGCCGAGCTCGTCGGCGCGATGCTGGCGACACGGCAGGCCAAAGAAGAGCTCGACGCGACCTTCAACTTCGACAATTACCGTGGCGTCGAGTGGCAGATCCTGCCGGCCTATGCGCAGGCGGATTGGCCGACGGACGACGACGCGAACGACGCCATCAACGGTGGCCTGACGCCGATCCAATCGGATGCGGCGGGCTCGGCGATCACGATGACGATCACCACGCGTTCTAAGAACGCTGCGGGCACCGTCGCCGACTTCCGTGCGGCCGAGACGCATCGCATCTCTGGCGCTGACTTGTACGTGGACGACACGCTAACCAAGTACGCGCTGGACTATGGCGCCAAGAAGCTCGCGAGTGACCAATTGCTGGCAAACGGCAAGGTCAACACCAACCAAAAGCAGCGGCCAGGCGTCGTTACTCCGTTCAACTTCCGGCCCTTCATGGTGAAGCAGATTCACGATTTCGTCGAACGGGAGCAACTCCAGGACGAAGACGCGATGGTCGCTTCGCTACAGATCCAGCGCGACCCCAACAACACGGGGCGGCTCGAGGTCGGCCAAGAGATCCGCGTGATCGACCAGCTGCACCAGGCGACGTTCCGATTCGCCGAGACCTCGCCCGGCTGATCCGTGCAGGTCTGTACCAAGTGCCGCGAGAGCAAGGCGCTTGACGATTTCTACCTTCTGGCAACCGGTTGCAGGCGGCGCGAATGCAAGGCCTGTTGTTCCGCTTACGCCAAGGGTCGCCCGGCGTACCAGTACGAACCGAATGCGGACAAGCGGTGCTCGCGCTGCTTAGCAGTGAAGAAGAACACCGAGTTTGCGCGGAACAAGAACAGCAAACTCGGCACACGCTCTTGGTGCAAAGCCTGCTTCAGCGAGTACTCGAAGGCCGACAACAAGGCTCGATATGCGGCGGACCCGGACGCAGCACTAAGGCGCTCAGGTGAATGGGCGGCGCGCAATGGAGCGCTCATCCTTGCAAATCACAGGGCCAATCGCGCGCGAGATCCGAAGCTATATAACTCGAGCCGCTCTGCTCGATACCAGCGCGAACGCTCAGCTGTCGGCCCCGGGATATCCGCCGAGCAATGGGCGGAGATACTCGAGATTCACGATCACCGCTGCGCGTACTGCCTGCGAAAGATCGCGCCGCTCCAACTCGACCACGTGATCGCGCTCGCCCGTGGCGGCGAGCATCACGCTGACAACGCAGTTCCAGCCTGTGTCTCCTGCAACAGCAGCAAGCGCGACAAGGCGATGTTCGAAATCCTAAACCCGCGGCTGCTTGTCGCACAACGATCGGTTTAACCCATTTCGGTCCAACAAGACTATGCGCGCCTCCCAGTTTTCTACAATGGGAGCTACCTCAACCAGCTGACCAGCGTCTCACACGAGACGGACCCCGGCCAGATGCCAGTCAACCTTCTAAACGAGGGGCTCGGTGGCTTCACACCCGGGACCGGCAGCTGCAAGATCACCCTCGGCTTCGCCATTCCGATCGGCGGCACCGAGCAGCCATACCAGCAGGACGCGGCGAACGGCGCCTATATCAGGATGCAGCTTGGCGTCGGCGACGTCTCATATATCGGGACCGGCAAGATTCACAACGTGAAGATCAGCCAGTCCGTGAACGCCGCCGCCGAAGGCACCCTGGACTGGGAAGGCGAGCTCAAGCCGATGAGCTGACGCGCGAAAGCGCGCCCCGCCGGAGAAGTCGAACGAGGGAGCGACGGATCGGAACCTGAGACGACCGACGCCCCCGTGCCACGTGCACGCGGGGCGTTTTCCTTTTTGTGCCACGAGAGAGGGATGCAGTGCGACCACCGACAGACATCGAACCGAGCGAGCTTTTCCAGAAGCTACTGAATGCCACCCCGCCGAGCGAGGTCATCGACTTCCCGCGCCGAGACCCGGTAACGGGCAAGGCCGTCGACCAGATCCGTATTCAGGTGATCGGTCAGGAGGAGATGGATCGTGCGCGCATCGACGCAACGGAGAAGCTCCGCGCGCGCGGCATCACCGACGCGCAGATGACGAGTCCTGCGATCAAGGAGGTGCTCGCGGACGCGGTCGGCAAAGAGCTGATCGCGATGTGCTGCCTGACCGTGAAGGGCGGCGGCGACCCCGAGAGGCCGCTCTACGCGCGCATCTTCCGCGACGCGAACGACGTCAGCAAGTTGCGGCCGAACGAGATCCTGGTGCTGTTCAATGCGCACCTACTCGTCCAAGAAAAGTACGGTCCGTTCGAAAGCAACCTCAGCAAAGAAGACGTCGATGCCTGGGTGACGCGCCTCGGAGCGGGCGCCTCGGAGTTCCCTTTACTGGAGCTTGCCTTGCCTCAATTGGTGCTGTTAGCGCACTCGTTGGCGGAAAGGCTATTCACTTTATCCCACATCCTGGGATCCCAGCGCGAGAGCTTGCCGAATACATTGGCATCAGCCCTCGAAAACTACGTTACGGACACTACCTCTGCTGGATTGCCTGCCGACGCATCCACAGCCATTACTTCGGAGCCCAAGGGTAGCCGCGCCGAGCCGATGACGCTCGAGCAGGCGACCGAGCTGGCTGGAAAGCTGCGCGAACGTGGGTGAGCTACTCGAATATAACTTTGCCGTCGTAGGCATGGCGAACATCGATCGCGCGCTCGCGTCGATGGAGCGCCGCTTCGCTCAGCACAACACGCGTATGCAGGCGATGTTCGGCGGCGCGACGCGCAGCGGGCGCGCCGGCGCCGGCGCAAGCGTTGGCGCGGTCGCAAAGCAGGTCGTTGGCGCGCAGGAAAAAGAGCAACTGGCATCGCAGCGCAGGCTGGCGAGCGCGGCGGCGCGCCTCGATGCGCAACGCTCGCGAGCACTATATTCGCAGTACCAGCAGAGTGAGCGCGCGCAGGCTAAGCAGCACCGGCAGGCGCTATCTGACTTGAAGCGAGAGAACGCGGAGCGCGCGCGGTTCGTACAGGGAACCGTGGGGCGTGGCGCCGGCCGCGTGCTCGGGGCTGCTCGGGCGACCGCGGGGCTCGGCCTAGCGATGACGGGTATCGGCGGCGCAGCACTCGCCGCTTCCGCTGTCTCGCAAGCGATGGATGTGGATGAGCGCGCGCGGCGCCTGTCCGTGGCGGCCACTGGAGCCGGAGAGAAGCCGCTCTACACGCCGGAGGAACTCAAGCGCCGGTTCGCAACGGTCTCCACCGAGACAGGTATCAGCCAAGAGGGGCTAGCGGGCGCCGCTCAGACGTTCGTCGCCAAAACGGGCGACATCAAGACGCCGATCGAGAATCTGAAGACGTTCGCTACCGTCGCTCAGGCCACCGGCGCCAGCATTGAGGACGTGGCCAGCACGGCCGCCGACCTGATGCAGAAGTTCGACATCAAGAAGACCGAGGACATGGCGGACGCGCTCGCGGTCCTTACCATGCAGGGCAAAAAGGGAGCCTTCGAGCTCCGCGATATGGCCAACACGTTCCCCGAGATGTCTGCGGCTGCCCAGCGCGCTGGGCTTCATGGCGTGAAGGGCATGCGCACACTTGGCGGGCTGGCACAGCTCTCGCGACAGTCAACCGGATCCGGCGAAGAAGCCTCAACCGCGCTCCAGATGATGCTCACTCAGCTCATCGCAAAGAGCGGCGAGCTCAAGAGCGGCAAAGCGCTCGGCGGCAAGTCGGTAAACGTCTTCGAAGGCGGAGATCCGACCAAGGCCGCGCGCGATATCCCAACCGTGCTTGCGGAGGTGATCTCGAAGTCACACGGCAATCTCCAGGAACTTGGCCAGCTGTTCGACGTGCGCGGCGTGCGCGCCGCATCGCCAATGATCTCGGCCTACCGAACCGCAGCCGAGAACACGAAGGGCACGGCTCAACAGAAAGAGGCAGCTGGAAAAAAAGCCGTGCTCGACCTCATCAACGACGCATCTAATGCCGCTGGCACCTTCGCCGACGTCCAAAAGGACGCCACGGACGTGATGAAGTCGTTCAACGTGCAATGGGAGCAGATCACGACGCAGCTCAAGATCGGCATGGCAGACGAGTTGTTCCCCGCGATCCAAAAGCTTCTTCCAGAAATGGTGAAACTCATCGGTCCCACGCGCACGGTTGCGACGGTGATGGTCAAGCTCGCCGAGGCGCTGCTCGACAACCCGCTGAAGAGCCTTGGCGCTGTGCTTGCGGCGTCTGTTGCTTATGAAGTCGTCAAGGCGAAGCTCGGCGACGTGCTGTCCAATGCGGTCAAGAACATGGTGGGTGCGGCCGGCGGAGCCGCGGGCGGAAATCCCGAAGGGGCAGCTTTCAATAGCAAGGCTGGCCTGCTAGGCGCGGTTGGCACTGGGGCTTCGATCGGCACGGCGATGGCACTGACCATCTACGCGACCGGCGTGACCAATATCGAGACCAGCGAAGCGAACATGAAGCAGAGCGGGCGAGACCTACAACAGGTCCGCAGCGCGGGGGTGGATGACCTCGAAATGGTCCGCCAGAAGGTGCGCGAGCATCGCGATCGATTATTCACGCTCAAGGATCCGAGCCTCACGCAACAGGCGAGCAACCTGATTTCCTTCGGTACCAAGACCGATCAGACGCAGATCAATACCGAAGAGAACATGCTCAAGGAAATGGAGCAGAAGATGGCGGCGCTCGACGTGATGAAGGACGCAGCGGATGAGCATCTGAAGGCAGCGAAGGCGCAGCAAGACGCCGCTGCGGCGCTGACGGCTGCCGCGGGAAAGCAGGGCGGGAACGGACCCAATCGGGGTAACGCTCCGAGCCCGGTCAAGGGCTAGTCGCGCTGCATCTTGTATCGCACGAATACGAGGATTGCGGTCGTAGCGACCCCGGCGAGCGGAGAAAAGATTCCGATCTCGAAGAAGCCGATCACGGCGACGAGCAGCCCAGCGATTGCTGGCCCGGTCACGTCGATCTCGGATAGTTTTTTCTTGGTCATGGCATGACCGCGCCAGCCGAAACGCACGGACAGAACGTCATGCCATCGCTCTCCAGCATATTGCACGCAATCCCAGCGTCATAGCCGCAGGTTCCTGTCGGACAGCTCTTGACGCGCCCGTCCGAGCAGACCGAGTAGTCGTTACCGGTCCACAGCGCGCACAAATGAACGTTGTCGGGACAGATCGCGCTCTGTCCCGTATTTGAGCAGAGCGTCGCGTTGCCAGGGAAGCCGCACTGGGTTGGCTTCGGCGGAACGCACTTCATTGGCAACGGATGCGTGTTCGACGGCGCGCAGTCAGGGTCTCCGCCAACCCCGCCGCTGCCGCTGAGCCCTGCGGACCCTCCGGTGCCAGCGCTTCCAGCTGAGCCGCCTGCGCCAGACTTTCCAGCCGAACCGGCCGTGCCGGAGCTACCACCCAAGCCAGCTGATCCACTAGCGCCAGAGCTACCAGCGGCACCCGCCTCGCCGCCGGCGCCACCGCTCGCGCATTCGCAAACCCCGGTCCATTGCAGGTCGATTCCGCACTGCTCGTCGCACGAGGTCGAGCCCATGCAGTGCCGGTAGTCGCCGAGCGCGCACGCCGGGGCCTGACCGCCAGAGCCGGCAGATCCTGAGCTACCGGAGGAACCGCCAGGCGCGCCGCCTGTGCCGCCTCCAGACGCGCCCGCGGCTCCAGCGCCACCAAGTCCAGCTGACGAACCGGAGGCCCCTGCTGAGCCCGCCTGGCCCGCCCTGCCTGCCTGCGCGTGGCTCACCGGATCCGAGCCGCCTCCGCCACTGCAGCCGACCGCGAACAATCCGAGCGCGAGCACAAGAAAAACCCTCATTCAGCCGATGATGAATCTTGCAATCCCGGCGTCAAGGGGCGCGCATGAGCAGCCGTGAAACTACCCAGTCCCGAGAAATCGAGCGAGTGCTGGCGGTAATTGGACGTCGTTTTGAGGCTCACCGGTCCCAACTTGGGATTCACCGCGAAGGCGGTGCCGGATTGCGACTTGTAGAGCCCCCATCGGCTGGCACGGAAGCATCGTCAGCAGTAGTTCCACTGTCGCCTGCAAGATCAGCCTGGCTGTCTCGGGCTCTGTCTCGGCTAGCGCGAGCGCTTCATCCGCGATGAGCGCCGCCTCGAGTTGCGCGTGGTCGAAGCCGCAGAGCTCGAGCGCGTTCATCTGCCGCCCGTAGGCCTGCGCCCATAGCGCGCGGTCGAGACGCAGGATTTCAGCAAGCGACGTCAACGCCCAAAAGCGTAGCGCCAAACACCGCCCCAGCCAATGACCGACGTTCTGAGTAAGCTCCCCCGGCTTTCTTGGCGGGGAGGGGAGTATCCGCTCGTCACGCGGTCGGTGAATTTCGCCCACGAGCAGGCCGAGCACCAATTCCAGTTCCACGACGGCCAGATCATCGAGCGCACGGGCGCGAAGAACTGGACCTTCAGCTACACGATCCCGTTCCGTCAGGACATCGCAAAAGGCCCATACAAGAATCTGTTCAGCGAAGGATACCTGGCGTTCGTGCTGGCATGCCGTGACCGCACGCCGGATGAGCTGATCGATCCGGTGCTCGGCACCTTCCGCGCCGTCTGCACCTCGTTCACCGAGGACATGGACGTCAACAAGCGCGATGGTACTGACGTTCGCGTAGAGTTCCTACATTCGCCGGAGATCGACGATCCGGCGATTGGTCAGCTGCAAGGCGGCCTGCTTGGCGTGAGCGGCATCGCTGGCGACGCGGCTGAGCTAGATCAGCAGCTCAAGGTGACGCCGTGGACCGCGCAAGTCCCATCGCCCGAGCCGACGACGGACCCACTTTCGGCGATCTCCGGTTTCGGTCAGCAGATCGTCAATCAGGGCAACAAAGCAAGCGCCGCGCTCGACAACATTGCCTATAAGGCCGAGCTCGTCGAGCAGTCCGCCGACCGTCTCGAAGACCCGAACAGCTTCCAGCTCAAGCGCTCTAGCCGCCGAGTGCAAGCATCCGCGCTGCGCTTGAAAGACCGAATCGAAAACCCCGAGCGCCGGATCCTGCGCGTGACACTTGCCTACGGCAAGAGCCTCTCTCAGGTCGCATCCGATGCCGGCATGACCGTGGAGCAGCTGATCACGCTGAACCCGAGCATCGCGGGGCGGCCGATCATTCCCGGAGGCACGACTCTCGGCGTGTTCCAGAAGTGAGCACTGCGCCCACCGATCCAAGTCTCACGGTGCGCTTCCCGTTGCTCCCTGAGCGCAACACGAGCCGCGTCACGAGCTACACCCTCAAGGCCGCTTACACGACCAGCACGGACGGATTCGAGTTCGAGCTCTACGATACTGACCATTCGAAGCTTTTCGGGCTCGAAATGCAGCCGGTGGAGCTGCTCATCAACGGCAAGTCGCAGCTGATTGGCCGTATCGACTCGACAGAGATCGGTGGGAACGGATCGGCCGTCACGTGCCGTGGTCGCGACTACCTGGCCGATCTCGTCGAGTGCAACGTAGACCCGACCGCGATCGTCACGGCGAGCATGGATCTCGGGCAAGCGATCTTGCTAGTCGCTGCTCCGGTTGGCATTCAGACTGTTTTCGCCGATGACGGCCAGCTGATCCGCAACGTGCGCTCTGGCGCCTTCCCCGCCCGCAGGAAGCCGAGCAAGAAGCGCCACAAGCAAAAAGTCACCGACTACGCACCGAAGCCAGGTGAAGGCATCTTCGAATACCTGAATCGCTTGGTGGCGAGACAGGGCGCGACGCTGCAACCCGCCGGAGACCGCAAGAGCCTAGTTGTAGATGAGCCCTGTTTCGATCAGGATTCGCTCTATCAGCTGAGTCGCAGCGATGACCCCGGCACTTCCGTCGGCAACAACATCATTGAGGCCACGGCCTCACGCGACTGGTCGAGCTTCCCGACGTACACGCTCTTCAGCAACAAGGCTGGCGATGCGGGTACTGACAAGAGCGGCATCTCATCGACCAAGGATATTTTCCAGGTAGCGGCCGGCTCCCAGGAGCTGCTCGACATCATCGGGCGCTCGACGCTGAGCGGACGCTGGAAACCGACCGACAAGTCACCGATCACCGACGGCCAGCTCTATCGGCTGCTCTATCACCGAGACGCCGATAGTCGCTCACAAGAGCAGATCGACAACGCCGTAGCTCGCGCGATCGCCGAGCGGTTCAAAGAAACGCTGCGCTACTCAGTCACGCTGCGCGGCCACGCCGACCCGAAGACGGGCGCCATCTGGGCGATCGATACGCTCGTCGACGTGGCGGACGCGATCTGCGGCGTGAATGAGACGCTCTGGATTCACTCGCGTGAGTTCTCGTACTCGCCTCAGCAAGGCGCGACCACCAAGCTCGAATGCTGGCGCCCGCACTCCTTCACTATCGGTTCCGATAATGGCTAACCTAGAAGCGCTAACGTTGAGCGGGGCGAAGCTCGAGAACGGCGTTCCGACGGTCACGCCGGTAGACCCGATCACGAACTCAGCAGAGGACGTCGCCACATTCGGCAAGGTCGAGATACAGTGCGCGCTCGGCGTCTCTGCGGTGCCAGCCGCCGCCGACGAAAAAGGCCAGGCGCAAGGCATTGCCGCCATGGGCGTGGGTGGCGCGAACGCGACCTGCATTAGTGGCATCGATCGGCGCAATGCCGACATCTACGGCAACCTGAAGCCGGGTGATACGGCACTGCATCCGACGGGGCCGAACGCCAGCGGCCTCGTGCTTTGCAAGGCCGACAAGAGGCAGATCGTGCTCGCCCAGAAGGGGAGCGACGACAAGCAGATCCTCGTCGCGCTCGACGGGAAGAACGACAAGCTGACACTCACTGCATTCGGCTACGTCGTCGAGATTTCGCGCGAGGACGGCATCAACCTCACTTCCAATAGCGGGAAGGCGGGGATTCAGCTCAAGGACGACATCGGTTGTCTCTATGGATCTTGGCAGTACGGGCGCGAGCCGAATCCGACGCTCGCGATCATGCTGGGGCCGCTCACTGGATCTCCAGGCGGACCGGCATCCGCTCCGCTCGTGCCGCTCAAGGGCTTTGGCGTGTGACGCTCTGCAACTTCGCGCTCCCTACGATCGCTATTCCGTTTCCCTCGCTCACGCTGCCAAGCCTGCCAAGGATCCCAGTATTCACGCTCGACATCGACCTTCCGGGCTTGCCCGCACTTCCCTCGATCGAAATTCCTTTTCCTTCGCTGACCCTGCCGGCGATTCCGAGGCTGCCCGTGTTCACGCTCGACGTTGACCTACCCGGGCTACCTGGCTTGCCGTCGATCCAGATTCCGTTCCCCTCGCTCACGCTCCCTTCACTGCCGAAAATACCGGCATTCTCTCTCGTCTGCCCTCTCGACTGACACTACCATGGCCGGCGCAGGACTAGCACCCGCAGGACTTTTCCCTGCAGGCTTTGGAACGGGCGACGACGCGCCTGTCCCGCCTTCTGGCGCCTGGGGCTCGCGGTATATCAACCCCAGCACCGGTGATTACGAGCAGGACGATAGCACGCGCCAACTCAAGCAGATGCCGGCGGTGCGCCAGCGTTTCTTGCTGCGCCTGAAGACGCGCCGCGGATCGAGCTCGGTGCGCCCAAATGACGGCGTGATGCTGCCAGACAAGATTGATGCGAGCTTCCCCAAGCGCGTGGACGATGCCGTGCGTACCGCCATGCGTCAGGAGACTGACGTCGAAAAGGTGGCGCGCATCGACGCCGTCACGGTTGCGCGTGTAGCCGGCAACAGCGGGCGCGTGATCGTGACCGTCGAATTCACGGACCTCACTACCGGCCAGGCCGACAAGGTATCGTTCTAGTGGCTACACCCCAAGTCGGAAAAATGTGGCAGCCGAGCGGCGCCCAGGAGATCAAGAACGATTTCCTGGATGACCTGTTCCTCTGCGCGCGCGCGAACGGCGTCGCCGATCCGCCCGTGCAGCCCGGTACGGACTGGGACGCATTGGCGACCGCGGTGGCGAACTGTCAGCTGCTCCAATACGCGAACAGCCGAATCGCCGAGGACAATACCGACGTCAACACTGCGCAGGGCGAGAAGCTTGAGCAGAAGCGGAAGGAGTTCGGGGTTCCGCCTCAGAACCCGCTGCCGAGCTCGGGGAAGATTCAGGTGCGCGTCAATGGCTCGGGTACTATCCCGGCCGGACGGCAGCTAACGCTACCCAATGGGCTTCGGCTTCAAACGGTCAGCTTGGCGACGGTGCTCGATAAGGACGAGATCGACGTAATTGCGATCGATGTCGGCACCGGCACGAATGCAAAGGCCGGAACCAAGGTCCAATTCATCTCGGCGCCGCTGAATGTCCAGCAAGAGGCGACAGTCAGCACCAAGTTTCCGCTGACGGGTGGACTAGACGTCGAAAGCGACCCGGCCAAACGCAAGCGTATTCTCGACCGGCTCAAGTACCAGCCGGACGGCGCAAACTGGGGTGCGCTGCGCGAGAAGGCCAAAGGGGCACTCGGCTCAATCCGCGACGCGTTCGTGCACCCGGCTCTCGGCGGCCCAGCGTCGGTCAAGGTCGTGATCGTAAAGAAGACGGATCCGGCCGCGCTCGACTTTTCACAGGTGCCAACCGATGGACAGGTCAACATCGTCCGCGCCGCGGTGCAGGCCAGCAACTCAAGCGCCGACCAAATTATCGTGCAAGCGGTGGCCGAGCAGGCGCTCGACATGGTGCTGATCATGTCGTTGCCTGACTCGTCGCTCGCTGGCGGCAACGGGCTCGGGTGGCTCGACCAGAATCCGTGGCCGCAACTCGAGAATCTTGATGAGAACCGCGTTACCGTGTCCGCGGTCGACGGCGCATCGAACGGTACAAAGATCACGGTGACGGCGCAGACCGCGGTATCGCCAGTGGTTGGCCAAACGCGAATCGCCTGGTGGAGTCCGCAAGATCTCCAGTTCAGAATCTTCACCGTTACCGCTGTCACGGGCTCCGCCGGGGCATGGGTGATCACGCTCGACAAGCCGCTCATCGATTCGACGGGCGCGCTCGTACAAGTCGGCAACTACATCTCGCCGCCGAGTGAGCGCCTCAAGGATTACGGCACGGAGTGGCTCGCGCAAATGTCCACGCTCGGGCCCGGCGAGAACACGGCCGACGCCGCGCGTTTGCCCCGCTCGCTGCGCCACCCCTACGTGACCGTCGAGAGCGCGAGCTATCCAGCGTTTGCTCAACTCGATGGGATCAAAGCGAAGTTTCCAGAGATCGTGACGATCGGATACGGCCAGTTCCTGCTCGTGCCGACGGTAGCTTTCCTCGATCCGCCTGACGTTCCTGCCTCTGTCGACACCGCTCCTAGCATCTTCGCGATCCGAAACTTCGGTATCTACAAGTTCTGAACCATGGCGATCACACCTACCGGCGTCCCGCCCTGGCTGCGGCAAAACAACTTCTCGAGCTACGGCGGCAACGTCAACAAGCGTAACTTCGCTAGCCGCGGGCTTATAAACGCGAAGACTGACGTTGGGGCAGAGGCGTTTTCTCGCCTTGCCGCCGACATGGCCGCGTGTGCGCTTACCGCCGAATTCGGGCAGTTCACGATCCTCTGCAACGACTCAGCGCCTGCTGCGCCTACAGTCGAGTACGCCTCGATGATGACCGGGCTACGAGCCACGAGCTATGCGGGGGACGCGCCGCCTACCGGCTTCCCCTCCGTGGCGCGCAACGGCAACGGCGACTTCACGATCACCTTCGTGTCGAGCTACGCGGATCCTTACGGGGTCACGGGTGCGTTTGCCATCAAGCACCCGAACGCGACCCTTCACGGCTCGACGGCGGGAGAGCCCACGGTCGAGATCGTCACCGCGACCACATTGCGTGTCCGCGCATTCACGGCCGCCGGAGCGGCGATCTCCAACGCCCGCGTGACCGTATCCGTGGGGAGCGGGCAGTAAGGTGGTCTGGGGCGCGTGGGGCCCGCTGCCGCTCAGGCTTGGACCAGACCCCGAGCAGGGATGGGACGCGGCCGAGCAGTCGCGCATGGCTGCCGACCTGGCCGCCATCAAGCGCACGATGCCGCTCGCGCGGGTGACGATCGTCGGTGGCGTGATCACGGCTTATGTCGGGCAGCATGGCACAGGCCTCGGCAGTGCCCCCACCATCGTCACTTCGGGTACGCCTACCTATCAGCTCAAGTGGGAAGATTCCTATGCGGATTGGTCCGAGACCGTCTACCCGTGGCGCATCCGGCACGCGCGTCTCACGACTCTCGGAGCGACGAAGCAGGACTTCTCGGTGACGCTCTACCCGTCCGCCGGCATCGACGTGGAGATCACGATCGTGGGCGGGAACGACGTCGAGCTCACGATCTACGGCGAGTGGCTGCCGGAGCGCCAGATTGGCGACTACGACGGCGCAACCGACAAGGAAAACAGCCAGACCGAGGGAAACTCCAGCTACTTCTATGACTGGTTTCTCGAGATGCAGGCCATGCGCGGGTCGGCTTACTCGAAGGGTTTGGGATTCGTGGACGCCGAAAACTTCGCGATCGCTCGCCAGCTAGGCGCAGTCTCTAGAAACTTCGAAAAGCTCGAAGCGAATGCGATGCCAGGAACGAGCGATGAAAAGCTCGAATCTTGGCTCGACATACTCGGCATTCCGATTCGGAGAGCGAGCGAGCGCTGGCGCTCACGACAGGCCGCAGAGGCGAAGATGCGCGCGGCTGCGAGCCGAAACAACCCGGCTAACATCGACGATGCCGTGCGCGACTTGCTGGGCGACGCATTCATTGCTGCGCACCGTAACTGGGACAACGCGCTGAGCTCGCCGCCCGCGATCACCTTCTGGCCAACGATCAACCCGGGTCCCGCAGCCTACAACATTGGCGGCGGATGCTGGACTAGCGAACGAGCTCACTATTGGGTGGAAGTCAAGCAGCCCACGCACATGAGTGATGCCGACTTCAAAAGACTCATCAACGTGGACTTGTTCGCGCTGCTCGATCTGCGTCTGCCGGCGACTTGTACGTTCGGCGTGGCGACATCTGACGGGTTCCTGCTCGACATCTCACAATTGGATTTCACCGGACTATGACCAGCTCCGTCAACCTCTTCACCGATCCGAAGCCAGGTAACTACCTGTCCGGCGAGCGTCTGCCAAAGGATGCCGCCAACGACATCCTGGCCGGACTCCGGCAGTTCAAGCGCGCCAGCCAAGGGCACGCTGCCTGCAACTGGCTGCCCACCGTCACGATTGCCGCTGGCGGCGCCACAGTGACCGGCATGGCCTACGACGACAAGCTCGGCATGTGGGCGGCATGCTGGTCCGCGGCAGGAGTCCCGGCCGTAAAGACCAGCAACGGCGGACAACTCTGGACGAGTCGCACTCTATCGATCGGCTCGAACTTCACTAGCCCGATCCTGTGCAGCAACAACAACGGCCTGTTCGTGATGGGATGTAGATCGCTCGGCGGCGCGACCGCGTCCAAATACATGACCAGCGCCGATGGCATCACCTGGACGACACGCACAAGTTCGGATAGCACGACCGATGCCGCGCGCACCATCATCTGGGTTCCGTTCCTCTCGCTCTTCATTGCGACGCTTGGCACGAGCAAGATCGAAACGTCGCCCGATGGCGTCACGTGGACGGCGCGCACGTGCCCAATCACCACCTTTCTAGGGACCGGAGGAGCCGATAACGGCTCGAATCTGGTGGTGCTCGCCGGCGGTTCGGACGGTGCAAACATCAAGTGCACGACCTCACCGGATGGCATCAACTGGACCGCGCGCACGTTCAATGCCGGCACGGGAAACCCGATGCGCGGCATCGTCTATAGCGCGAGCGACGGCTACTTCTATGCGGTGTCAGATGGTGTATCGGGTGGCATTCCCTGGAAGTCGCTCGACGCTTCTAGTACCTGGACTTCTCTCGGTGGTGCAGGCTCGCCGCCATTACTGTTCCCGTCATCCGTGAACCCGTCCTCTGATTCCCTGATCGAGGTGGGCGGCGCGCTGATCGCGACCTACACAACTGGCGCGGTTGCCTTCTACGCTGTGTCATATGACTCGGGCGTCACGTGGATCCGAGCGCTCAACGTGTCATGCGCGGGCGCGGGCTTCGTGTTCGGCAATGGGCGCCGCGCAATAGCGGCTTCTGTTGACGTTGTGTCGGTAGGCGCATCGCTCTGACATGTCCACCACGATCACCGCGACCCCCGCCTACCCGGTCGCCAATACCCCGGTCATCATCGGCTTCTCGACGGCCAGCGGCAACTTCGTCAAGGCGTATTACACGGACGCGCCGATCGGCAGCAAGGTCAAGACCGAGCTTCTGAAGACGAAGGCGAGCCGAATCGCTGCGTTCACGAGCGACGCCGGCAAGACCGTGACGCTTACGCCCGAGCTACCGGGCGTCTACACGTTCACGATCGAGGAGTTCACCAAGGGCGCGAGCTCGCATGGCGGCGCCTACCAGGACGACCCTGCGGGCTTTCAGACCGAGACGCTGCTGTCCACGACGACGGGCATCACGCTCAGCGTCGGGCAGAAGGTCACGCAGCGGGTCGGGACGGGGCCGGACACGGCAACGCTCACGCTGTTCATCGTCGAGGCGACGGTTCGCCGCTCGACCGAGGAACTACACGGCTTCACGTCACCGCTCATCAGCGACGCGAAGACGGGCAAGGCCGAGACCGCCATGCTGAATACGGCGATCGTGGCGGCGGTGGACGCGCTGGCGGACGTGACGGTAGCCACGATGCTTGGTAGCCCATCAACCGTCCTCGACGATCTAATAACCAAGTTCGACGCGCATCTCACGCAGGCAACGGTCCACGACTCGAACGACACCGACAACGCAGTGAGCAGCGCATTCTCGTCGCCCACGACGCCCGTCGGCATGCAGAACACGGCGACAGAGCTGCTACGGCGACTCCGCTGGCACATGCGCAACGACGACGGCGCGGGCGGCGGCGTGGGTAGCAAGGTCTACCACAAGACAGGCGGGGTGAATCATGCCGACTGGGTTAACGTGCTCCTCGTCAGCGCCGCAGGAGACATCCGGGACACGATCGTCGCCATCGCAGATCTCTGGCGCGCGTACGAGGCGCACCGCGTGAGCACGGCTGTGCATACGAACGCCGACAATACGAACTCGCTTACAGCCCTTCCGGCGCTACTCAATATTCACCGGCTCTTCCTGGCCGAGCTCCAAAAGTACGGACCGACGGCGCCGGCATCCGTGAACGCAGGCGTTACCACGCTGATCCATGGCGCTGGATTCGAAGAGGCAAACTGATGGCGATCGACGCAACCTTCACGGTCAATGGGAACGCGGTGAGCGGAGCGATGGCCGTTGCCGCTGGCTCCGCCGTCACGCTGGCCGTCTCGAATACGAGTGGGATCAATCTCGTGTCCTGGTCGGTGGTCGGCACCGATCGTGCTTCGCACGCTAGCCCGACGATCACCGCCTCCGGCTCGCCGCCGGGTGCGAGCGCTTCGTTTACGATGCCCGCGGACGCCGGCGATGGCCTCGGGCAGGGCTACATCATTCAGGCGATAGCTACCGACGGCGGAAGCCCTGCTCAGACTTCGACGTTCAGCGCCGTGATCGGTGTGGCAAGCGCGAACGGGATCGTTCCTATCGCGGCCGACGAAGAAAGCGAGCGCGGCACCCATGGTTGGATTGAGGCCATAAATAGCCTGATGAGCGGCGCCGAGCCGCGCGTCAGCGGCATCGCAACAACGACGGACGCTACTACCACTACCGTGCATAGCGTCTCGTTCACGTTGGGCAAGATCTATCGGATGAACATCCGCTGGGTCGGCCGTCGCACGGATGGTTTGCAAGTGGCGGCGCGCGAGTCCCAGGTATGGGTGGACAATCTCTCTGGCACGCCGGCTCAGCTCGGCGCGACCGTCGACCTGCTAGCTAGCGCAAAGACGGACGCGACCTGGGGAGCCATGGATTTCGTGATAGGTCCGACAATGGCGATTCGCATCGCCGGCAAAGCCTCGACGAACATCAACTGGTACGTGTCCTATAGCCTGCAGACGTATTGAGCGCGCCACGCGTGCTCAACCGCTCGTTCTTGGTGCCCGTCAAACGACTCTAGCCCCGCTCGGCCCACGCTCGGGCCATCTCCCCGCGCTCCCTGAGCGCCAAGGCACACCTCCATGCGCTGGATCCCCGTCACCGAGTCTCTGCCCGACACGCGCCGCGAGGTGTTCGTTCTCGACGACTCCAACGGTGAGATCGACGTCGCCCAATACCTCGGCCCCGACCTCGGCTGGACCCGCACAACCTCATGCTCGCACTGCGAGTCCGCTCTCTACCCGGTGACGCACTGGTGTGCTCCTCCCGAAAGACCTGAGTGAAGATGTATTCTCGTCGTGACGTCCTGCGTGCTCCGGTGGGGCTTGGCTTGGGGTTGGGGCTTGGCATCGGCTCGGGCGGTGGACCAAGCGGCCCGGCGGCATTCGTCTCCGGCTTTGGCGCGATCGGTGAATTCGCGATCGGACAATCCCCTATCGGCACCGCTGGTTCTCCAGTCGCCGCGCTCCGCCAGGCTGGAAACAACTGGTTCAACGACAACGTCACATTCTCGGCGCAGGGCACCAACCCCAACGACTTCGTAAGGCATGACGGCTTTTCCCGCGTCTCGTTCATAACCAGCGACACGAGCATCATCGTCGAGGCAGTTCCGAGTCACCCGAGCGACCAGGACAGCAACTCGATCGCGCTCTACGTCAACGGCGTCTTCAATCAGACGATCGCCTTCGACGGTACGGTGAACGTGCGCCAGCAGAAGACGATCACACTGCCTGCCGGCGCGAGCAAGACCATCGAGCTTTGGGAGGGGCCATCGGCGTTCGGAGCTTCGTTAACTGCGCTATCGTTCCTGGGGTCGGTCACGCCAAAGATCACGCCGACGCGGCGCCTCTCGATTTACGGCGACTCGATTTCGCAGGGCTACTACGGCATCCCCAGAAGCAACGGATGGGCGCCGCAGATGCGATTTGGCACACGCTTCGACGGTGTGCGCTGCGGCGGCGCGAGTGGGCAAAGCCTCAAGGCGGTGGGCACGACCGGTGGACAGCAAGATACTCTGGTCGCCGAGATCGTGTCGACGCTGGACGGCTCGGTCGAAAACGTCGTCGTCATCGCGCTAGGCACCAACGACTACCACTCGTCGCTCTGGTCGGCGGCATCGTTTGGCACGGCCTACGCCTCGACGCTAGACAAGCTGATCGCGGCATGCTCCGCGCAGATATTCTGTCTCGGACAGTTCGTCTCGACCGAGACCGGCAACAACACATTCGGCGCGGGCAACGACCAGGCGGCGTACGACTCGCAGATCTCCACGGCTGCGGGCGCACGATCGTCTCGCTGCACCTACATCAACGGCCAGCCAATGATGCTCGTCGGCGACCTGTTCGACAGCTTGCACCCAGCGAACGCTGGGCACGCGAAAGCTAAGACGGCAATCGCGGCGATTGTTTGAGGAAAATATGACGTTCAAATTCGCAGACCGCACCAAAGAGACCACCACCACTACCGGCACCGGCGCGGTTTCGCTGCTTGGCGCGGCGTCGGGCTTTCAGACGTTCCAGGCGTCGCTCGCGGACCAGGACCGCTGCTACTACATGATCCAGGGGCAGAGCAGCGCCGAGTGGGAGATGGGAGTTGGTCAGCTCAATACGGCTGGGCCCACACTGACTCGCGAGTTCGTCATTGCGTCGAGCAATGCGAATGCGCTGGTGAACTTCAGCGCGGGCACTAAGGACGTCGTGCTCACGCCCGATGCTCTCCACTACGGCACGCATTCCGCGTTCTTCGGTGACGGCTCAGATGGCAACCTGACCGCGTCTTCCGGCACCACCACGCTCACCGCGGATGCTTTCTACCGCAACGTGACGCTCACTGGCACGGCGTCGATCGACTGCAACGGCTTCATGCTGTTCGTGTCGGAGTGTCTCGACCTATCGAACGCGCCGGCCGGAGCCATCATCTGCGGCACCGGCGGCGCGGGTGGCAATGGTGTCAACAACGGCACCGCCGGGACTTCCGGTGCCAACAAGGTCGGGACCACGGTCGGTACGGCGGGCGTCGCGGGTGGCGCCGGCGGCACGAGTTCGACGACCGCCGGCGGGCAGGGCGGCGTTTCCGTGGCCGGCAATGTCGGGGGACTGGCGGGTAGCTCGGGGGCTGGTGGCTCCGGCGCCGGTGGAGCCGGAGGAGCGCTTCGCGCGACTGTAGCGCTGCAAGCGCGAAGCGTGCCAAAGGTATTCCTGATTCCGCTCGCGCAGGCGGCGACCATGATCTCGGGCGGCTGCTCGGGCGGCGGCGGCGGCGCGGGCGGCGGCACTGGCGCTGCAAACGGCGCGGGCGGCGGCGGCGGCGGCGCAGGCGGCAATGTCGGATTCATATCGGCCAGGTTCATTAAGCGCGGCGCGTCCACGGCCGCGAGCTGCATTCAGAATCGCGGCGGGGCTGGCGGCGGCGCGGCTACTACCGCGCAAAACAACTCGGGTGGTGGCGGCGGAGGAGCAGGCGGTGGTGGTGGCTGGATCTTCCTTGCTTACCAGGCGCTGCTCGGCACCACGGCCGCGAACGCGATCGATGCATCGGGCGGAGCAGGCGGCGCTGGTGGCAACGGCCAGGGCACGGGCATCGGCGGCAACGGTGGCGATGGCGGAGCTGGAGGGCGGATCTACAAGTGCGACCTCGGAAGGCCAGAAAATTCGAGCATGACGACGGGTTCAGCTGGCACGGCCGGCGGCGCGGCGTCTGGTGTCACCGGCGGCACGAGCGGCGCCGGGAATTCACTGCGCGTGAATCTCTAGCACTAGCCAGAACCCGCTCAGACCCTCGCAGCAGCGCATCACCAGCGCCAACGCCGTGCTCCCCTCCGCGGTTTGGGTCTTCGCTGGTGGTGCGCCGCTTTGAGCGCCTGAGCTTTTTCACTGAAGGAAAAACGACCATGCAAAACCCCGTCATTCGCTTCCTCGAGACCGCTGCCGCCGCAGGGGCAGCGCTTGCGATTCAAGTTTTCGTTGCGCCAAAGCACCCGGTGGAAGCGGCTGGCCTTCTCACGGCCCTCGCTGGGCTGTGCACGCAATACGGCGTGAGCTTCATGCGCCCGGTGCAACCCGAGAAGCCAGCTGCAACCGAGGACGCCAAGTGACCGCCCGCGCGCTACTCGCCCTCGTGGCGCTGGCCATCTTCGTGGCGACGCTGAGCTGCTCCCCCGCTGCAAATCAAAAGCTCGTCTCCGAAGGCAAGGAGGTCGCCGAGTGCCTGACCTCGCCCGCGGTGCAATCCTGTCTCAAGGGCTTCGGCTGCTCCGGTCCCGAGAAGCAGTGCGCCGTTGCGAAAGCGGCCTACGAACTGAGCTGTCTCGAGTTGTGTAAGGCGCAACCGGTGGACGCGGGGACGGACTGACGATGCTCGCCCGCGCCCTTAGCCTCGCAGTTGGCGGGGTTGCTCTTGGGATTGCCGCTGCTGTCGTTGCTGGGGCTTACGTGTGCGGTGGAGCGGTGGCTCTGGTCGGGAGGGCGAGGGAGTGGACGGTGTGATCGGCCAGCTCGTCGCCACCTTCCTAGCCGGCGCCGCCAATGAGGGCGTTGCGGTGTTTTGGGTCCACTTTTCGGAGCGAGGGCGCCCTTTCGCTACGGGCTTTTGCGCGATGATTCAGGCTGCCGCTGTAGTCGTCGGCGTTGGCGAATCGGTGCATGACTGGCGGCTCGCTCCTGCGTTCGTGCTCGGATATGGCGTCGGCGCAGCGAGCGGTGTCCTGGCTAAGCGAGGCAGACGATGACCATGACATCCACCCTCCGTCGCCTCGTCCTCTGGCTCGACCGCTCTCCTCTCGCTGTACCAGCGGGGATAACGATCATGCTCGTTGGGGTGGTGGTGCCGGCGATTGTCGAGACGTTGCGGGGGAAAGAGGCCAGCGGCACCTCCGATGCTTCGGGTGAGGGTCGGCTCCCCACGCGAAGGGGCTGGGCGCCGCGGCCGAGCGTCTATCGGGATGTAGCGCCAAGGAGTTGCTAGGAAAAATGCTCGCCACCTACACCTCCGACGCTCTGACCGTCCTCTCATTCGAGGAAGCGCGCGACGCTGTCCGCTGGGCGCTCAAGGCGCAGACGGGCACGCTGCCCATGACCGACGTGCTCGCCTTGGCGTTGGCCAAGACAGCGCTCGAGACGGGCCGCTGGACGAAGATCCATCGCTACAACTTCGGCAACGTGAAGGCCGGCGAGACCTACTCCGGGCAGTACACGTGTTTCGCCTGCGGTGAGAACCTCGCTGACGGCGAGCACTGGTTTGAGCCGGACGGCATGGACCGCAATAAGCGGACCGGCGTTGTCACCGGCCAAGGAACGCTCGCGGTCCCACCCGGGCATCCGCAGACGCGCTTCCGCGCCTACGCGAACGAGTTCGACGGCGCCGGCGCCTACGTGTCTTTCGTCGCCGGCGGCCGCTACGCCCAGGCCTGGCTGCGCTTGCTCGCTGGTGATGCCGCGGGCTACGTCCACGCGCTCAAGCTCGCCGGCTACTTCACGGCACCCGAGGAGCCCTACCGCGCAGGCGTCGTTTCGCTGCAGCGTGAGTTCCTCGGCAAGCTCCGCGGCGAAACCCCGGAGCCGGCGGACGTCGACCACACTTCGGCCATGGCCTGCACGGCCGACGGATTGCGCCTATTCACGCTGGACCAGTGGCTCGCCACGCTCGAGCCCGATCTCGAATCCCCCGCCGAGAACCTGAACGAGCTCTCCCGAGAGGAAGCAGACACCGACCCGGCGCCACCGCCGAGTGAAGAGGAGCCCAACACGTGACGGACTTTGCCGCTATCGAGCATGTAGCCCAAGCCACTGCAGACCGCGTGCGCACTGTTGCGCGCGAGGAATTCAAAGAGCTGCTCTCGGAAGTGGAGAGCCGGCTCGGTGGGAAAATCGACGAGCTCAAGTCGGCCGTCGGGGACCTTCGCAGCCAGGTCACGACCCTGCAGCTCCGGCACGGCCCGCGCGTGATCGCCGTCGGCCCGAACGACAAGCAAGCCCGAGTCCTGGTGGTCGACGACAACGTCCCGCTCCTGCACGCGTTCCGCGCGCAGCTCGAGAACTCAGGGCTCGAGGTCCTGAGCACCGACACCGTCTCGGAAGCCGCCCGCTACCTTCAAGACGATCCGGCCGTCGAAGTTGCGATCGTGGACATCGCGATGCCCAAGAACGGCCACACGCTGCTCGAGCACGTGAGGCAAAACCACCCGGGCGTCGAAGTGATCATGACCAGTGGCATCGATCTCGACCCCGACCGCGCGCGCAGAGCCGGCGCCTTCGGGTTCCTACCGAAGCCGTTCGAGCTCACCCAGGCGGTCCTGATGATCGAGAAGGCAGCCGAGCACCGCCGCTTGAAGCTCGCCGCCGGCCTCCGAGGGTAGCCGTGGCCGAGGGGAAACCGCCCAGGCCGGACGGAGCCGGGCGCTTTGACCAGCCCTTCCGGAAACGCCCCGCCGCGCCCGTCAGGCTGCCCAGCGCTGAGGCTTTGCCGGAGCCGCCGCCAGTGCCGATGCGGGACCGGAAAGACACCGTAAAGGTCACGGTAGCGCCGCCCAGCGCTCTACCTGCGCCAACCTGGCGCGAAGAGGTGACGGGGCGCGGCATCCCCCACCCCCTGAGCGACCACCCACCCCGGAGCGTGAGCCCGCTGCCGTTCGAGCTCGACGAGAGCCCGAGCAAGGTCCACTCGTCGCGTGAAGTCGCCAGGCTGAAAGCGGAAGTCCAAGACCAGAAGGACCGAGCCGACGCCGCCGAGCGGGCTCAGCTCGAGCTCCAGAAGCGCCGCGCACCCGTCGACAGCGAGCCGCCGCGCAAGCGTTCGCACGCGGTCCTCAAGGCGCTGGGGGTCATCTTGGGCGCCGTCCTGGTGACCGTCTCGGGTTATTTTGGGATCGACCTGAAGACTCGGCTAGAGCCGAAGGTGGAGGCCACGAAGGCCGTTCAAGCAGCCGCGCAGGCAGACCTCGACAAAGCCGTGACGCGCGTCTCGCAGGTCGAGCAATACCTTCGGCTCAAGGCCGCGCGCGATGCCTGCCTCCGCCGCCAGGAGCGCGACGCCATCGCCCGCGGCACCGGATACGACCTCGTAGAGCTCGAGCGCGGCGGAACCGAATGGGCCGAGCAGAGCAGCCCGAGCCGGCACAAGCCAACGGGAGCGCCCACCTACTACACGAAAGAGCGGTGTCCGGACGAGCCGGCGACGCCGTAGTGGACACTTTCGACCTCAGGTAGACACTTCCGGAAACTGGCGGACACTTTCGCCAGATTAGCCGCTTCGCCCCGTCTGACCGGAAGGTCGGCGGGGCTTTTTGTTTTTGTGGTCGTCGAATCTAACAACGCGCCACCTGTAGGAGGCCGTGAGCGGAGCCGCGTAATACTCGGCCTCTTCCTTGGTCGGGAAACCAGTTGGGAAGCGGAGCCAGCGTGGCCCGTTATGATTGGACTGGTACTCGATGAACCAGACCTCATCGTGCATACGGCTCTCGCGGCTTGCGGTGGGGGTTCGCGAGCGCATCGAATTTGTCAGCCACCGATGCCCCCGAGCTTCGCTAGCGCGGCGCGGCGCGCGATGCTCACCTTTTCCCTGGCTTGCGGTTGTTTCGCGCCATTGCGCTCACCGCGTGCCGTTTTTCCGTGGCGATTTCGATCCTCCGCGTTCTGCTTGGCGGTTCCCCAGGCGAGATTTGCGTGGCTATTGTCCAGCCGATTGCCATTGAGGTGGCGCACCTGTTGTCCGGGAAGTGGTCTCCCAAGGAAAGTCAGGGCTACCAACTTGTGGACCGCCTGGCTTTTTCTCCGACCGTTGGCCAGCAGTCTCACCCGAAGATACCCTTTGCCGTTCATCGTCTGCTGCATCTTGCGCGTTCCGTATCCGCGCCAATTAGTGCCCAGAGAAAGCACTTCGCCGTTGCGAGTTATCGCGTAATCAGGGAATCCGGGTATCGGCGTCGCTTCCTTCGC